CATCTTCTCGTCTTCCTCTTCCACATACATGGTGCGTTTCTCGATCATCTGCTGCGTAAGATAGATGTCGGATGCTGTTAAGGAGATGATGTCTCCTTCCTCATCAACCGCATAGATCAGCGCCGGTCCATCCAGATATTTCTGCTCTCCGATCTTAAACAAAAGCTGCCTGTCATAGCTGATGACAAGATCCAGATCCGGAGCAATTTCAATGACTTCATCGTCTCCGAAGCAGGGAAGGAACTCCTCCGCCTGATCCTCAGTGATGACCTTCATCGGCTCTCCGGGAGTGATTGCGATCATGAAAGGCATCTGCCCCTGGTCGTCATATCTGACTGCCGAGATCATTTCGTTCCAGATTTTCAAGAACTCCATTACCGCCTGTGCCTGGGCCATTTCTCTCTGACTCATCTTCCTGGGCTCTTCGTTTTTCCCGCAGCAGTCACAGGTATGTCCATAGCCGTTTCTGTAACACATATCAAATGTCCTCCTTATCGTGCCTGTTCTCTGTTTCTCTTTTTCTGCCACTGATCCAGCAGCTTCACGATCACATCCTGCATCTGCTGCGGTGTATAGGACCTCGGAAAGTACTTCCGCAGCACATCATGGGGAATCGTGATCGTGGTCATATCATCCTTTTTGACTTCGTTCATTACTTCGCACATGGCATCCAGCTTACACTCCCCTTCCTGGCTTAGCTTTTTCAGCCGCTGGGCCTGGGAAAGAGACGGTGCTGCCTGTGCATAATCCATCGCATCAAGGAACTCTCTCTGCTCTTCCGGCTTGAGGTAGGAAAGCTCCACCGCCGGGTTGAAGGCGATCTTCTTCTCATCCACCATGTCGCGGATTTCGGGGATGAGCTCCGTGAGACGAATGTACCTTCGTACTGTATCTTTGCTGACCCCAGCATCCTCACCGACTTTCTCAACAGATAACTTCTGCGCAACTTGCGTAGAAGTTGATTCTTTACCAAGATCTGTTCTCGCCCCTTGGTGCTTAATCGCATCCAGTTTCATCTTGTAGGCAAACGCCCGCTCACTCGGCAGGATATGCTCTCTTTGAAGATTCGAATCCACCATGTAGATAATGGCTTCGTCGTCATCCATCTCACGTACAATGACCGGCAGCTTATCCAGGCCGGCCAACTCCGATGCCCGGAGCCTTCGGTGTCCGGATATAATCTCATAACCGCCGTCCGGATCCGGTCTTGCAATCGCTGGTGTCAGGACTCCGTACTGTTTCACGCTCTCGACTGTTTTCTGCATTTCCTCGTCATCGACTACCCGGAAGGGATGTCCTTCAAAGGGATGCAGTTCTGAGAGCGGAATCATCTGTACGTGTTCCTGCTGGCTCTCTGTCCTGCTTTCCTCGGTGGTAAAAATCTCATCGTAACTGCTCAAGGTTACGTTTGCGCCTTTTCTCGGCATTCTTCACCACCTCCCTCGTCAGCTCCCGGTAGGCATCCGCTACTTTCCCTCCGGGATCGTGTTTAAAAATACTGGTTCCTTCCTTGCTGATCTCCGAAGCTCGGACAGAACGGGGGATCTCGGTATCGTAGACCTTGATCTTTCCGCCATAGGCATTCCGGATCAGCTCGCTGATCTCTTTTGCATCGTTTGTTCTGGCGTCCACCATAGTCAGAAGGATCCCCTCGATCTTCAGTCTGGGATTGATCTGCCGCCGGACCTTATTCACGGTCTGTAACAGCTGCTCCAATCCCTTAGCCGGAAGATAAGAAGCCTGGACCGGAATCAGTAAGGTGTCCGCCGCAGCCATGGCATTGATGGTCAGCATTCCCAGACTGGGAGAACAATCCAGCAAAACAAAGTCATAGTCCCGCTTTACGCTCTCCAGGTATTCCTTTAACACCGTCTCCCGGCTGATCGTATTGACCAGAGCGACCTCCATTCCGGAGAGTTCAATGCTTGAAGGCATCAGATCCATCCCTTCTTCGTGATGAAGAATCCCCTCTCCGGGCCGGATTTCTTTTTCATCCACCACTTTTTTCATCATGTCCGCGATCGTCACAGGCAGCTCCTCCGGCTTTGGATACCCGAGGCTGATGCTGAGAGAGGCCTGCGGGTCAAAATCCACCAGCAGCACCTTCTTCCCATTCATCACAAGCCCTGCGCCAAGATTCTCACAGGTGGTGGTCTTGCCCGTGCCGCCTTTCTGATTGACGCAGGCGATCACGGTTGCTTTTGTGCTCATTAAACGGTTTCACCTTCCTTCCCAGAGAACAGGACATCCTTCACCATTTCCTGCTTGTCCCTGCTGACAGCCCGTCTGCGGTCGCTGCCACCGACCTGCACCGGCGTACACATTTCCAGTACCCGGCTGTAGATTCGGGCATCTGCCACATTGTCCGGATTGCGGATCTCGCTGATCGTCAGGTTGGTTGTGATGATCAGGGGGAGATTGGCTTTGTAACGCTCGTCGATCACGGCATAGACCTGTTCCTTCGCATATTCCGTACTCCGCTCAATCCCCAGGTCATCAATGATCAGCAGGGAATAGTGATTGAAGGAAGCAATGTACTGATAGCGTTCCTCGGAATACATGGCTCCCATCTGATTCAGGATTTTGGAGAAGTTGGTCATCAGCACCGGTATGGCCTGCTCCAGCAATGCATTTGCGATGCAGGCAGCTGCAAAGGATTTGCCGGTTCCGACATCTCCCCAAAGTAAAAGGCCAAGGTTTTCGGCCCTGACCTTTCTCCAGTTCTCCACATAGTTTTTTGCCCAACGGATCGTGTCCGTCTCCTCTGCCACATCGAACCGCCAGTCCAAAAGATGACGTTCCTGAATGCCGGTGGATTTCAGACGCCGGATTGTATTCATCCGTTCTCTGGCTTCATCCTCTTCCTTCTGCCGGCGCATCTCCTCCTGCCTGCATTTGCAGGTGCAGGGAAGTGTCCGCATCTTCCCAAGGAATTCCTTCCGGCACTGCACCGGTGTATGACAGTTCCCGCAGTAGAGCAGACCGTCCTCCCCCAGGTACTCGCCTTCCTTCGGCATGGATTCTGTTTCCAGCTTACTTAAAAACCCTTCCAGCAGATCTTTCATAAGCTCTCTCCGGCAGAAAACTGGTAGTTTCCGTGGTCATAGGCTTTCTTTTCCTGCGGCTTCTGGCCGTCGCGCCTTGCCCAGCTGCGGATCGTGGCCAGGTGGTTCTTATATATCTTGCCGGTCGAAGCCATGTACTCCGACAGACGCTCAATACGGCTCTGGTAATCATTCGGGAATTCGCTCTTCATTTTTTCCATCTCCTCATCCGAGAGAAGCACGTTCTGGTACTGGCCATAGCGATGGCGGACCGGTCTCTTACTCTCTCTTTTATTGATTATTTCAGTACTTGATCTTTCTTTACTTGTTCTATCTTTATTTATTTCTCTTGGGTTTTCCGTACACGATTCTGCCGTATCCGGATTTTCCGTATACGGTGATCCTGTACCCGGAAAGTCTGCATCCGGCACAGCCCCATCCGGCATTTCGTAGATCACATATTCGATCTCACCCATGCGGCCGTTTTCCAACCGCTTCTGGCTTCGGGTCAGGTATCCGTATTCCTCCAGTTCCCGGAGCGTGGAATTCACACTGTCCACGCCTTCCTTACAGATGGCGGCAACACCCCGGGTGCTGTAATGCCATTCATCCGGCAGACTCAGAAACAGGGATAAGAGTCCTTTTGCTTTCAGGCTCAGGTTCCGGTCCCGCAGATGGTAATTGCACATGGTCGTGTAGTTGGCATTCTTCTCAACGCGGAATACAGCCACGGTCACCACCGCCTTTCCTCCCGCCGGAAGATGCTGCCGGAACCAGGTATGGGCACTCATCAAACACACAGTCGCCGCGAAGGGAATATGGCGTGTGATATCGGCAGTTCCTGCATTCCGGATACCGGCCGTCACAGCCGTCATCATAGTGGTTGTGTCCCGGTGTCTCCCGCATCAGTGCTTCTATGGCACACATACTTCCATCAGTAAAACTCATGCCGATCCCTCCGTTTCTTGTCTCCGGAAGGTTGTTTCTCCATTCTTCATGTGATCCGTCCTCTCCGGTGCATAAGAAAAGGGAGCGATATCCGCTTTTTGTAATAAGCTTCTAACGCTCCCTTGTTCCGGTATGCTCCTGTGAAATTATAAGGCTGCTTCCGGTGCAGTCCTTCCCGATGCTTTTGCTTTCGGTGCATGATCCATCGCCTCTTTCTTTTTTTCTCCGAGCTGCTCAAGGACAGAAGGTTTCTTTTCTGCTCCGCCTCTTGCAGCTGCCTTCTTTTCCATTTCCTGTGCCAGCTTCCTCGATGCTGTCTTATCGGCCAGCTCGAATACCCGGTCAGCTTTGTCGTAATGATAGACATTATCCGAAAGCCGCTCTGCCGGTGCTACCTGCGTCTCATTGATGGTCTGTACCATCTCCGCCAGGTCGTGATAATCCTGGGTTCCGTCATCCGGAATCAGGAGTACTTCGTGAATGGATGAAGGGAGGACGAAGAAATCTCCCCCTATCTTCTCAGCCGCCTGATCCATGAAACCCGGATACTGAATAACGGACGCTCCCATGAAGGAGCCTTCCACTGTAGCCACCAGCATCATAGGTTCCCCGGTTGCAATCTCTTCCGGCTCCATTCCCATCATCTCTGCCATCACTTCCTGCATGGACCTGAGCGAGGCCGGATGCGTAAGCGGCGCATTCTCCAGGGCATCCTGATGAAGCTGTTCTGCGGTAATATCGAAGGCTTTCAGCTGCTGGTTGGTGATAACGGATGTCATCTTACCGCCGGAGCTGTCACCCATATCAACTCGATAGATCAGAGCCATATCCTCAACCTTCTGATGGGGGATATTCTCCAGCCTGTCCTCATTTCCCTTCTGAGGAATGACCTCCATCATCAGCTTCGGTTTCATGGCTTCATAGTCTGTCAGCTCCCCAATATTAAACTGGGGTGTATGATCCACTACCTTCATAAGCTGTGCTTCCACCTCCTCCAAAATGTCCTCATAGGGACGGCCCGCTTCATAGGCCTGAAAGGCACCGGTCATGTTGAGATTGGCCTCGACCGGGGAGTCCCCGCTGCGGAAAGAAAGCCCGCGGTAGGATTCTCCCTGGAGCTTCTCCACATCCCGGATCCCGATCCTCACATCGGCAAGCTCCGGCGGGAGATCTTCGGCAAACCGGGCCTGCAAATCCTCTTTCATCTGTTCCAGAAACTGCTCATAATTCATCTGACGTCCTCCTTTGCGTGATTTGGAAATAAAAAAGACCGGAGGAGATAGCTGCCCCGAAAGGGGATAGCTGTCTGATCCGACCTATGTAATGAATATTAAACACCTTCGAGCATCCTTGCAGTTTCCGCAAGATTCAAGTGCAGTTTTGTCACTTTTTATAATTTTTGACAAAACTGCACAGCAAGGGAGGGACGCCTGATGCACGGGGTCTGTTTTAAAGCAAAAAAGGCGCTTACCTCTCATTCGCACTGAATTCATCGGTAAGCGCCTGCCTTCACTAAGATATATTCTGTTGTTTGTCGCATCGAAAAGCTCTTTTCCTTATATTGATAAAACGTTGATAAAAGTCCTGCCCCGGTGGCCTGAACCCCGCATAAATACTGGGTTTTTGACCATTTAGTCAGATGCTTCCATGGCAAATAAAAAGCACTTTAATCATATTGGTTTTCCTTCCTGTAAGGGCACGATTTGCCGCGATATGCCGCACTTTGCGGAGTCGGTTTTCAGGCACATACTATCCAAAATTATAGGCCGAAATGGCAAATCGTGGCAAAACGAGGCAAATCGAGGACGTCAAACGTAGTAAAATCGTAGTAGAAATCGGGGTGTTTTACTACCGGTGCCCTTTCGTGACTTTAGGTGACCTGGAGTGTATAGGGTTCTTCTCTCGCAAAAACACTTACATTTTTTCATTATTCATCAGAAATAATTATCCAGAATATCCTTTGCCTTTTTCCCCAGTTCGTTAAGGTAATCATCATTACTTTTCACCCCTATTTTCACAACGCGTTCAAACATTGTCTTTGCCTTTTCCAGCATTTGTTTGTCAGCATACTTGAAAAAAATAAAACTCTTGCGAGCGCTATTGTTGAAGTAATATGCACCCATATTAAATAAAGTAATCGATAAATCTTTATATGCCTGTAGCGTCCCCATCTTCTCCGCGAGCTCCTCTGCGATGGCAAGGCTTTTCTCATAATAACTCTGCGCTCCACTCAGGTCTCCCTGTGCCTTCGCTGTATCTCCGAGCTTATCACAGCTGATGGAAAGTTCCCTCCTCGACTCGACTGTCCCCGTCTTCTCCGCGAGCTCCTCTCTGATGGCAAGGCTTTTCTCATAATATCCCTGCGCTCTACTCAGGTCCCCCAGTGCTCTCGCTGTATCTCCGAGCTTTTCATAGCTGATAGACAGGTCCCTCCTCGACCCGATCGTTCCCGTCTTCTCAGCAATCTCCTCAAAAATAGCAAAGCTTTTCTCATAATATCTCTTCGCTCCACTCAGGTCCCCCAGTGCTCTCGCTGTATCTCCGAGCCTTCCATAGCTGACGGACAGGTCCCTCATCGACCCGACCGTCCCCGCCTTCTCCGCGAGCTCCTCTGCGATGACAAGGCTTTTCTCATGATACCTCCGCGCTCCACTCAGGTCTCCCTGTGCTGCCGCTGTATCTCCGAGCTTTACATAACTGACGTACAGGCCCCTCCTCGACTCGACTGTCCCCGTCTTCTCCGCGAGCTCCTCTGCGATGGCAAGGCTTTTCTCATAATAACTCTGCGCTCCACTCAGGTCTCCCTGTGCTGCCGCTGTATCTCCGAGCTTTTCATAGCTGATAGACAGGTCCCTCCTCGACCAGATCGTTCCCGCCTTCTCCGCGAGCTCCTCAAAAATGGCAAGTCCTTTCTCATAATATCTCTGTGCTCCACTCAGGTCCCCCAGTGTTCTCGCTGTATCTCCGAGCTTTCCATAGCTGACGGACAGGTCCCTCATCGACCCGACTGTCCCCGTCTTTTCCGCGAGCTCCTCTGCGATGACAAGGCTTTTCTCATGATACCTCTGCGCTCCACTCAGGTCTCCCTGTGCTGCCGCTGTATCTCCAAGATTGTTACAGCTGACGGACAGATACCGCCGGTATCTGTTCTCTCCTGATCCTGCACACTGTTCTGCCAGAGTATACATCTCGGCATAAGCCGCCTTCGCAGCTTCTAGTATCCCAAGCGCATACTGCGCATCTCCCAGGTTCCACAGGCTGCTGATTAGTCTGGCCGCTCTGTCCCCTGTCGGATCCGCCTCATATGCTTTTCTCAGATATCCCACATGCTTTTCACGCCATCTGACCCCCTCAAAATAATCTCGCCCGACACCTTTTCCAGTCTCATACATCGTAACGAGCTGTTCCATTGCCTCAGGGACTCCCGCTTCTGCCGCGCCTTTGATCAGCTGCACTGCCCGCTCAACATCGACTTCCACATCGATCCCGTCCAAATAGGCAAGGCCAATCAGGAAATTATGCTCCGGGTCCTCATCGTTGGCTTCAACTGCCATTGTCCGGATCTTCTCCAGAAGCACCGCGCGAAAAGTCTCACTCTCTTTCCCCGACACGCAGGGCGGAAGCGCTTCGTAATGTTCCTCCAACAGGCTGCGGTCCGTCTCCTCCATCTCTACAGGCAGTACCGGCTTTCCCTGCTTTCTTGCTGCCGGGTATTCCGTGGTCATGACATAATTGATCTCATTTACCAGGTTCGGCGTCACGACCAGGGCAAACAGGTCGCTCTTTTGCAGCATCTTTCCGATCGCTTGATTGAAATCCTCGCCCGGGGTCAGGAACTCGTCATACCAGATCGCAATGTCGCGGCATAACGGATTGCGGTGGATCAGCCTCATTAACTCCTGGGCCTTTCTCCTGTCCTTTTTGCGATAACTCAGGAAAATATAGGCGTCAAAAGCCGCCCGGACCTTTTCAGCCAGCTCACTGCTGACAAGAACCGACTTGATGTAAGTCTCCAGCACCTCGTCAAAACTCCGCCGCGTCTCATCCGTATCATTTGGATCCAGGTACTGCAGATCGCCGAATCGTTCCGAGTACATGTCCTCCACCCCGCGCTCCATCATGATGGGAAGTACCGGGATATGTCTCTCTTTTGCCAGCGGAAACTCAAAATCCATCGCGCGGTTTGCCGTCGTAAGGAGCTTTGTAGTGATCGGCATTACAAAGAGCTGCATCTGCGACAGGTTCAGCTCCAGGTCCTCCCTGTCATAGTCAGCTTCCGGCTCAGCTTCATACCAGATGGCGCAGTCCTGGATCCTGAGGACCCTGGCGGCATATTCTTCAAAATACTTCCCGAAGTCAGCCGGATAGCAGGCAAAATAAACCTTCGGCTTTCCCTGGGGTCTTTCATCGGCAATGGTCCTGTACTGTAATCTGGACATATACTCCTCCTTTGGATCAATTTCCTATTATCTATACAAAGTCCATTATAAACTGAGCGGCGTTTGATTCTGTTATGATCATTGGATCCGGAATCTCAGTTCGGATTTCCCTTTCAGACAAATCGTTATTTACTGCCGTACTCTATTTTAACATAACTAAAATAAGCCCTCCACACGAAGGTGAAGGGCCACTAATCCTCCATTCATACCACTCTGAACATCTTCTTGCTCAGCTTTTCCTTCCCTTCCTTTACTCCATTCAGCTTCTCCTGCTCTCTCCGGGCTGACTCGACTTCCTCCATCCTGGCCATCTCTGCTGCCGCGTCCTCCATCCCCAGATGTGTGTAAACGTTCATCGTGACGCCGATGTCACTGTGACCCATCAGGTACTGCAGCGTTTTGGGGTTCATTCCCGCCTTCGCCTGGTTGCTACAATAGGTATGGCGGCAAATGTGAGGTGTAATATTCGGCAGCTGTTCCCGGTAGATCTCGTTGTAGCGGCTCACCGCATGGTTGAACCGATGCTCCCAGTGCATCGCCACTTCCGGCATGCCGTTCTTGTCCAGGTACAGAAATCCGGTATAGCCGCCAACCATCTTCTCTACCCGAGGTGCTTCTCGGTCCTCCAGAATTGCTTGAAAGCAGCGGAACACTTCCTCAGTCATGGGGAGCTTCCTTGTTCCTGCATTCGTCTTGGTAGACTCGATCATGTACTCCATTTTGGTGGTCCGCTGCAACTGCTTGTTGATGTCGATGATCCTCTTCTCCATGTCGAGATCGTGGATGGTCAATCCGCAGAACTCCGAGATGCGCATTCCCGTATGGAACAAAATATAGAATGCCTCGTAGTATCTGCAGTAGTTGTTATCGTCGTGCACAAACTTCAGGAACTTGCGCATTTGGTCTTTGGTGATTGCCTCCCTTGTCACGCTGTCGTTGATCACCACCCCGGCAAGCTGGAATCCGAATGGATTTTTCTGCAGGTAGTCGTCGTCGACTGCCATCTGGAAGGCAGGACGGAGCACACCTCTCACTGTTTTGACACTGCTGTATCCTTTACCATCAGCCTGCATCTTGATCAGGAAGAGCTTCGCGTCTGATGTCTTTACATCCCCGATCCGTTTCCCGCTGAAATCCTCCTTCTCCAGAAGATTCAACACGAATCTGTAGTTTGTAAGCGTGCTGGGCTTTGCTCCGGTCCTGGTATCCAGGTATCTCCTCACCAGCTCCATCACCGTCATGTTCTTCATCGAGGGATCCATCTGTGAGTCGAGGTCGTATCCGATCTTCTTCTCCATTTCCCTCAGCGAGAGGCAGGGCTTTTTCCCTTGCGGCAGCTTATCCGTCGGCTCCAATCGCCAGCTGTAGATGAATTTCGCCTTGCCGTTCACGTGGTACTTGAACTGATACAGGCCATCTTCCCTGACTGACTCGCCGACCCGCAGAACTCTATGTTTTGAATCTCTTCTTTTAGGAAACGCGCGCTTTGCCATTCTTTAATTCCTCCATAATCTCCGGGTGATCCTCCATGTACTCCTCAAACTCATCGCGGATGATGATCTTCCGCGTTTTGAAGAATGCCACGAAGGGAAGCTCCTCTTCACCCTCAAGCAGCTTCTTGAACTTCCTGCGGCTGAGGTCGTAGAAAACGATCGCTTCTTCCGGGTTAAATATGCTCTTGTCTTCCAATTGTGCTCTTTTCAATTCTTCTCCTTTGGTACCCGGCATGATCGGGTTTTTCTTCAGATATGCCTCAAACTCAGCTCGAATGATCAGGTAGCGGTTGCCGTTGTAAGCTGAGAATGTACCAAGGTGGTCTTCCGCAAGCCTTCTCATCCTCTTGATACCGATGCCGAAATAATCGGCTGCTTCCTTGATGGTCAGCGTGTATTTTTCACTTGTTGCTAATTTCTGGTTCATAGCGATGCCTCCTTTTATTTTGGTATGCTATACATCACTCTGAACCGTACTAATATCAACAACTATTTGGCAGACGAACGATAATTATATCGCTGATGCCTGCTGCAAAAACGCCTCAAACCTATCGCGGATGATGAGGTACCGGTTGCCGTTATAAACTGCGAAGTCTCCAAGGTTGTCCTCCGCGAGTCTGCGCATCTTCTTAGTGCCGATGCTGAAATAATCAGCTGCTTCTTTGATAGTGAGCGAGTACTTCTCGCTTAAAGGTACTTTGTTCTCATTCATGACTTAATCCTCCTTCTACTATTACTCCCCCACCTAGGACGATTTTTTCCGGAACTTTTCTAACCTTTATCCGACAAAAATGAGGTCAGATTCCAAATTGAAGGTAAAAAAAATAACGGCCTGCATATTGCAGACCGCTGTGTCAATGTTTTGCCTCAACCCATTTCTCATGGTGATTTATATAGCGAATAGCTTCCTCCAATGATTTGTAATTCCCGTGCTGCCGGTGAAACGGATCCTTCTTGGAGTGCCGATGGAGTATGTAACAGTCCGGACTTTGATAGTTTGAAACGATGATCCAATCGTGCCCGGTGGCGCGACTGTGGATTGTGGCGTCGTGGTGGTTCAACTGGAGAATGTCATATGAAGACTGTCTGAGCAGACTCATTTCTGCTTCATCAAACATCCTTCTCCTCCTTCAGTTCTTCACTTATGGATTCGATGCCTTCTTCCATATCTGAAATAATAGATTCCAAGGATCGCAATACCACGGCGAGCATTTCCCTCTCATATTGCCAGTCCTTCTGGTCCTCCACCACCTGAACTACCGACTTCAGTGCCTTTAAATCTTCACAAGCGAATTGTAACAGGTTTCTGCTGTCAGCAATACTAATCCTGTTCATACCCCTGTCCTCCCTTTATTTATGAATCTACACTGTTATTGTAATATCGAGCGAGCATATGCGTTCTCACCGTTACAGTGTGATACTCGCCCCTTTCTTATACTGGTGCGATATTAACACTTGGGAGACGCAGATAAAATAGGTTGAGGAACCGAAAATCCGAAAGTGGCCATTTTTGTGATTTTCGCATAAACGCAAAAAGCGGTGATCTTACCGAATCACCGCCATACCATTATCCCAGATTTCTTCACTCGCTACGTCGAGCTCATCTGTCCATACAACTCCGTATCCACCGCTTTCAATCCTCGGGTGCAGGAAAATCTCTGGATCTTGTTCCATCGCCCGAAATGCCGGATACCTTTCTATGAGCGCCCTGCAGTCATAATGGCGTATCTCGCCCCCAGTGAATACTGCTTCAAGAATGAATCCTTCCAAGGTCCTCACTTCCTCTATTACCCCGGTCATATATACCTCGTTTCAAATTAATACAGACTATGGCCTTTTCATTTGATCTCAATGTTCATCCTTTTACAATAATCCCCTATTGTTTCCAGGACTTCCCCCTTCTGACAAATAATGAAGTCAGCAAAACCATCTGTACCTCTCTCTGCGTAATCTCTCACGAACTTCTCAAGTCCTTCTTCCGTTACGCCTTGCCAATACGGAATAAGATTGTCTCCATCTTTGCAATATACAATTTTCCCATCGAACATCAGTCTTCCAAACTCGTTACACTCCATTGCCGTCTCCTTCATTAGTCTTGATCATGAGTTTTAAGTTTCATCTTCTGTTATTATATCACCGCTCCCTCTATTTATATGTCTCAAAAAACGCCCTCCAACTGAGCTGGTCTATTTTACGCCCAATAAAATAAAGCCTGTGAGCCATATCATATCGATACAGCCCACAGGCGTATTCATCGTCAAATCTTCTCCGTTTTATTAAGCTGGATCCATCCGGCTCCACTCTTGAACCTTCCCCAGTCACCCTTTACCTCAACGATGGTAAAAATCCCGGCAGGGCACTTCCGCTCTGCCCTTCCATAACCGGTTCCAGGGCCTTTCCGAATATGTAAAAAGGGAACTCGTCAAAAGCACAACAGCATCTTTATTCTTTGTCATCCTAAAACAGGAGTTTCAATAACAATATTTAAATCAAGATTATCCATAATTTTTTGGGGGTCTATTTTTTCTTGTGCTCCATTTTCGAACTTTTCGAATGCGTGTTTTTGTGAGCCTGATTTATCTATTGAATACTGCTTTCCAATAGTTATAAGCTCCGTTGTTTGTAATAACTGGAAAGCTTCATCTGTTTGACATATCCATTGTTTGCTATTTTCATTATACTCTGGTGTGGTCATTAAATAATAATAAGTCCGTTCTTCTGATCCTCCTTGTGAGTTATCAGATTTATAAACAAGTTTAACAGCCACACCCTCATCAACCGTACTTACTGCTGCGTCTAATATTTCCATCGAAGATGGATTCTCTAACCGTTCCCTCTCCTTTTTAGCTACTCCTATCACTGCTGCTTCGTTTGGAGAGATCGAATCTAATCCTTCTATAAGTTCGTCGTACCCTGTAATTAATGCCTGTTCAGACTCTAAGAGCTCGTTATACATTGCTTCTATCTCCTTGAGCTCTGAATAAGAAGCACCCGCTTCGGTAGCTTTATCTATCTTGTGTTGCAATTCTTGGACATTTTCTGGAATTTTTTTACCGCAACCAGTAAAGCTTGCAACTATTAATATGAATACAATTAATGAAACAACTCTTTTCATAACTCTGCCTCCTTTAAAATAATGCTTTGAGTGTATATTTTAATTAAATATTAATTGTACATTGTTAAATTGCTGATTTGGTGGGCTGTCAGCCCACTCCTGTTACATATACATAATGCATAAAGCTTTAAATAAAATATATACATATATTTATATATTGTCAACAAAAGCATATGGGCCGTATCACTCCTGATACAACCCACAGGCATTTCTCAGCTCATACTTTCTCCGTCTTACTCAGCATGATCCATCCAGCTCCGCTCTTAAGCCTTCCCCAGTCTCCCTTTACCTGAACTATGGTAAAGATCCCGACAGGGCACTTTCTCTCAGTCTTGCCGTAACTGGTACCGGGTCCTTTCAGGATATCCATCGTCTTTGTCACTCGGACGAGGAAAGGTACTTTCACGCCGGATGCCCGGTAAACTTCCTTTCCGTTCCAGTCGAACACTCCATAGGCACTGCCGGCTTTATCTGCTGCCGCCTTTGCGTTGGCCAGAATGCTGTATGCCCCGATCTGGGAGTTCACGTTGCCCCAGATCTTCCTGACGCGGTAGAGCTGAGCAGGCTTTCCGTCATATGGGACATCGAAAGTCCAGGTGCTTCCGCCCTGTCTTACGGTGAGCTTTCCGCCGGAAGCTGTCATGATGATATCCGCATTCTGCATCAGGACCTTCACCCCCTGCTCGATCAGGCGCCTTGCTCCGTACGCCGTAAAGCCGGTCGTGCCAGGGCCTTTGGACTCGATGTTAGTCTCATAGGCGATGACACATCCGGCCTTTCTAGCCGCCTGAGCATTACTCATGGAACAGCTGTTGCCGTGATGAGGGACCTTCAGGATGAGGATCTTCTCGCCGAAGTATGCGATCGCTTCTTTCAGAGCATTCGGACCATCCCCAGTCGTGAGGAACCTCAGCTTCGGAAAATAACAGCACAGAGAGCCATCGTTGGTGAAGGCCCAGGCATTCCCGTCATCGTACTCCGTAAAGTGTGTCGGCTGCTTTCTCCACACTTTGAACTCGATGTCTCCAAGCGTGACGTTCCTGCCTTTTGCAAGGTAGTCGATCTTGGCGCCTCTCCCCCGAGCCTGACTGATGCAGGTATTCAGGTTATTGAAGTCGTCCTTCACAGACCTTCCGTTGGCACTGCTTCCGATCCCGTGCTTGATCGTGTCCGGATCATAGCAGAAAAAAGTCCGGATATTAAAATAGCTGTCCGCCATGATCACTCTCAGGCCTTTGTAATGGTCGTAGTGAGGATGGGACAGCATCAGATGCAGGTCCTTGTATTTATGCTTCTTCAGGTAACTTACGAGAGCCGTTGTCGGCGCCCCGCCGTCAAATCCATCGATGACGAGCGTCTGTCCGGTATCGCTGTGGATCACACAGCCGTCCCCATGTCTCTCATCGCTTCTGTTCGTTTTGAACCCAGGTACAAAAATTGTGATAGCCATACTCTCCCCCTTTAAATCTTCTTGACATCAGAGAGCTTCACCCAGCCGGCGCCGCTCTTTAGTTTTCCGTAGCCGCCACGCTCCTCTACGATCGTGTAGATCCCCACAGGACATTTACGTACCGTAGCAGAAGTAGCTGCCGCACTCTTCTTGATATCGATCCGCTTACTCACCCGTACCAGGTACGGCAGCTTGTTGACCGGCTCCGTCTCCTGCTTCTCCTCCGCGGGCATGGATCCGGCATCGTACTGTGTAAGATGCCACTCTTCGATGATGGAGCAGAGCTTATCAACATAAGTCGTGCTGGTGGCGTACCCGCCGTTCCCCACGATCTGCGCGGCTTTCCGGTAGTCCGTACAGCCTTTCAGGCCTTCATACCGAAGAGCACTCCCTTTCCTGGCACCTGTCAGGTAAGCAGAGTGGTCCGCAATGGAATCCTCAATACACGGGTACTTCCGAAACTCCGCCGTGACCTTTTCCACGCCCCAGCTTCTCTGCTCCCTGGTACTCTTCGTGTAGATGCTCTTTCCATCCCAAACAGATCCCGGCCAGCTATTACCGGAAAGCGACTTCTTCATCCCGAAGCAGTTGTTGGCCTTCTGAGAAAGCTCGCTCTTGCCATAGCCGGACTCCAGGATAAATTGAGCGAGAGATACCGATGCCAGCACTCCGCTCTTCTTCTGATCCGCCGTAAAGAGCGCCCCGACCTTCCTCATCACTTCTGCGTTAGAGAGGTCCTTCAGCTCGGAAGCCTGCGTTCTTGTTCCGGAACTTTTCTTCTCCCCATATGCCGCTTTGAGTGCCTTCTCTGTGGCAGTGTCGAAGACTCCGTTATTCTCCAGTCCGGCGTCCTTCTTAAACGCCTGAAGCGCCGCCAGCGTGTCATTTCCAAAACTCCCGTCCACGCCGCAGTTACCGCAAGAATATCCGCAGACGATGAGCATCCGCTGCAGCTCCTCCACACCGGATCCGCGGTCGCCGATTGTAAGTCCGGACACTGCAGTCCCGCCAAGCTCTGCCGTTACCTTCTTCGCAAGGTCTCCCAGGCGGGAATACAGCCAGTCGCCCGGACAGCTTTTATTGGCAAACCACCTATGGACGGTAATGACCATCTCATCAGACTTCGGAGAATAACTCAGCGTCTTATTCTTGTCGCCAAACCAGAGCAGCTTTTTCTTGCCATTCCTCCGGCAGATGTCCACACAGAGCCTGATGAGCGTCTGATAGACGGCATCATTCATCCAGTAAGGGCTGTAGGTATCCGATGCGCACTCAATCGTCACCGCTCTCTGGTCGTTAGCATTGGAGGATGTACACCAGGAGCGATTCTTCTCTTCCACATACATTCCGACCCTGCCGTCTCGGTCGATGCCATAGTTGCTGGATGCCTTGTAGGAACTCTTTGCAAAGATATTTCCCAAGCTCTCCGCAGAAACCTGCCCCACCACGCAGTGGGGCGAGATCCTGTCGATACTGTGTGTCCGCTGTCCGGAGTGGTTCGGGCTGAGCTTGGTGCAGACCACCATCTTGCTGTTCGTATAAGCCATTACTCTCCCTCCTTCTCAGCCCTGTCATGGAGCTGCTCCAATACATCCTTGAGTTTCTCCGGGATAGGGAGCCCCAGATGTCCCGCGTTCTCCAGAAGGCTTACTCCTTCATTGGAGAGGTAGAAAAAGATGATGGCTGTTCTGAGCACGCTCCCTGTGCCGATCACATTGACGTCCAGGATGTGTCCGATTCCGACCAGTATGAAGATGATCACTTTCCGGCAAATGCCTCGGAATCCCACCTCGCTGGAGAGCTTATGGTCGTTAATCGCACACATGACGCCGGTGACGTAATCCGTTACTGCGAACACCACAAGAGCTACTAGCAGACCGTCGCATCCGCCCAGGAAGTACCCCAGCCATCCTCCGAGAGCCGTAAAGATCAGTTGAATAAGGTTCCAGAATTCTTTCATGTCGTTCCTCCTTTGCATGAAAAAAGGCACCCCGGAGGATGCCTGTGATTACTATATTATGAGAACTTGATATTAAAAGATGAAGACATCACGATCGGCGTACAGTTAGTGATCGCCGTGCCCCCACTCGTAACCCACTTTGTGGAGTTCGTCAGTTTTATCCTGATCATCCCGATCTCCTTTGTAATTGAGATCTCGGGACTGTACGAAGCCATGTTTATATTGGCAAAAACTCCTCCGGATGCCGACGCTTTATTATACACGAACCCCTGTGTCGATCTTACGGTCATGACTCCGCTCACCAGCGTTGCAGATGAAGCGGTTATAGGTCTTCCGAGCGAATAAATAAGATACATCTCTGTTGAGGCTGTCATTATCGTGCCGAACCCCCATATACCAACAGTCATCGTATCACCTGCCTTGATCACAGCGTCTGTAAGACTGGACAACGATATGGTCTTGCTGCCAACTTTTCCGTTGTTCGCATACAGGAACTGGCCGTTTGTGAGAGATGTCGGCGTATCCGTGCTGATTGACGGGACCTGCCCGATGAGCTTTCCGTCTTTGGCGCAGAGGAACAATCCGTTCCCGAAACTGGTCAGAGTCTGCGCCCCAATTGTAATGATATCCCTGATGTTGACCTGAACACCGTTCCCAGTCATAAAGAAGGCGTCATCCCTGAACAGCGCTTTGAAGGCACAGTCCAGATAGTTTTCCATAGTCGCCTTCTGACCGAACGCGACTCCTTTTCCTCCATGAAGGAAATGCATCAGATAAACTGCTGTCGAGATATAGTCTGTAAAAGAGACCGTACAGAACTGATCCGTGACCTCGTACATCACATCATAGGAGAACTCCGTATCGAGGTCATTATTCCCGCAGGTATTCACTCCGGGCTCGATCGCAGCTTCGGTCCCATAAACAACCGCGTCTGTCTTCTTGTACTTCACCGTCATGGTAATGGCGTTCTTTCCGTTGCAGGTCGAGAAGCTCACTGCGGTCGTACTCTTAAAATACGTTCCGTCATTGTCGACTGTCCCATCTGCCAGGCACCTCTCACTCACACAGGCCGTAAACTTGGGAGCCGCATAGGGGACAAAGGTCACAGTCGCTGCCTTTGAAGCTGTCCTGCCTCTGCTGTCTGTCACTGTCACCGTACAGGCCAATGATCCGCTCTGTGTGATCACATCGATCATAGGAAGACTCGATGCCGAGTAGGCATGTGAAACGGACTGCGTCCCCACCTGCAGCTTTATCTGCGAGATGGTAGAACTGTACGCTCCTGCTGTCGTGATAGCGGATACCCTCACGCCGCTCTTGTGCTGGATGAACATGTTCCAGGCAGACGGCACCGGCGTATCCGTTTTGTCTGCCAGCGTAATGCTCGTGAGCGTCGGAACTACACTCGACGGCACTGAAACCGTCAGCTTAACCGTAAAGCTCGAATATACCAGTCCTCCGTAAAGGACCTGGCATGTCACATTCGCCTGCGCGGTCACCGCGTTCGGAACAGCGTTGCACCAGGCGATCGGGATCGCGTACTCGAGCGTCTTTGTGGTGGAGGTCGCGCTTCCTGTATAGGACCCCAGTGTAAATGTGGCCTTGTAGGTCGCGTCCGTACCGGAGGTGGTGAATACCACCCTCGATTTCGTGCTCCCATCCATCACACCACCTGAGGTCGTTGCTGCTGTCGGAGCTTTCTCGATCTCATAGAAGGAAAACTCCTGATTTAAGAGTTCCCTACCGTCATAGGAATCTGTCAGTTTCAGAGTAAAAAACGGCTTGCTTATCGTCAGCTGCTGACTGGTCATCTTTATCTTGTAGGTCGTCCCCATCATTGTTGACGTCTTGTTTGTCGTCCAGCTGCAGGACTGCTTCGTGCCATTCACATAGACATTTATCGTTCCCTGAACACCCCAGTATGAATTACTCGCCGTATACACCATCGTCAGCTTAGTCGTGGCTCCCGAGACTGACCCTGTTGCCACAAGGATATTATCCAATACATCTTTGATCGTCCTCTTCGTAAGGCTCATTCCTTCTCACCTCCAAAGTCCACTTTGAAAACTCCGTCCTCATCCTCTACCGGGATGTACTCCGAAGCTCGCCTTGCCATCAGCTTCATCCCCGCTCTCATCGCATTCATAGTGACACCATTCGACTGCTGCACAGCTCTCCACTTCACACCCATGCCGTACTCGGTCGAGATGAAATCGAAGTATCCGCCATCTGCCGCAGCACCAACAGAGAGCCTGTCCATCGCTTCGATCGCGTTGATGTGCATCTTGTTGTACTGGACATAGGCGATCTCCGATCCGTTCTGCAAGAAGGCCATCTTCTCGTTGTCGAGGTTGATGGAGTAGGGAGACTCATCGCCGTCCTGCTGCTTGCCGATGTTGAGACCATCCTCATTGAAGCGGAAATACGTGCTGGTCTCGTGCTTGTAGTCGAGAAGGGCGTCCTCCTGATCAGAGACTCTCTGGTTAAGCTCTACGACAGAATCGCTGAGCGCTTCATCCGTCTGGGCAATGCTCTCCTGACAGTCCTGGATGCCGGCAGCCAGCGTCCCAGTGACCGTGCTGATGGAGATCTCGATCTCGTCAGCCTTCTGGGATACCGCGCTCTCCGCGTAGGTCCTTACCCTCTCCTCCGCATCTACAACCTCCTCCCTTGCTTTCTCAGCAAGTTTCCGGGAGGCATTGTCGAGCGGCTGGAATGCTCCATCCACAAAGGCATAAAGCCTGTCAGACGATGTGAAATATCCGACAGTCGCACTGCTCATCACGCCGAGCGAGATATAATACATACCATCCTCTTCTGTCGGGACCACTGTCGTCATCCAGTTCGATGCTGCGATCGTGAAGTGGTTATCCTCCACTTCTCCCTTCAGCCACAGTATCTTGGCAGCGGTGCCGGATTCGATCGTTCCCGTGGTTGAGAAGTTTACATCCGGCATGGCCTCATAGGTGGTTTTTGCCGTAGCGTTCGCGGCGATCGCCGCCGAGGCATAGAGGATCGGATAGGCAAGGTCGAACATAAGAGACGCCGCCAGGTTCTTATACCCGTCTGCATTTCCGGCGATCAAGTGTGCCTTCGTGACAGCGGCTACTGCCTTGATCGCCGTGTTGTGAAGGACCCTGTCATAGGTATTGGAGTTCGGTATAGATGCCGCCCTCCAGTTCGTTCCGTCATAGGTCATGTTGATAACACACCCGGCTCCGAAGTGGGTCGTCACCCGCGTCGTATTCAGATAGACCGGTATGGCGGCTGTCGCAGATCCGTCAGCCAGCGTCAGGGTAAGAGACGCATTTCCGCTTCCGGCATACGGCAGCTTATAGGCGATCGTTTTCCCCGCATAAAGAGCGATATCCGTCGATACACCTTTCCATGATCCGGTGGCGGCTGTCTGCGTCCCCACGATATACTCCACACTTCTGGAAATCGCGGTATCAGCCTTCGCATCAACTGCGGCTACGGACGCATTCACATCCTCCGGTGCCGGCGTCCAGTCAGTCGCTTTATTACCGATCTCCAGTTTTGCCTTTGAAACGATAACAGTTCCCGAACTAATACCCTGAATATAGATTCCGATATTATGCTCTGCCGCTATGTCTGTCTCTACAGTCCATATAAAGCTGATCCGATCATGAAAGGAATTTCCTGTAATAGAAGCAGCCGCTCCTGTTCCTGTATCCCCGGATCTGTAAGCCCAGCATCCCAGATACTGTGTTCCGCTGGTCGCCTTTGGATTTGCTATTTCCATACCGATCCTGTGATAGGTATGTGTGCCCCAGACAATTTCATCAGCATCGATCCGTATCGACAGCGTTAAAGTGGTGCCTGCCGGAATGAGTTCTGAACTTTTTAATGTAAGAGTTGAAGAAGTCCCTGATCTTTCCAGTATCTGGCTGGATCTGAGAATATAGTTTCTCCCTCCGACTGTAAGGTTCTCGATATTCTCCTGCGCCGCCACTGCCTTGTTGTAGGCAGCCTTGGCTGCTTCATAGGAACTGGAAAGAGACACGTCGCTGTAGGAAAACGTAGCGTCCGTGAACACCGTAAGGTCCGTAAAATACAGGCTGTTGGTGCTCCCGGACGTATAGGAGGGCTCTGTCTTTACCCAGCTCCCTCCCGGCGGATTCGCAGTAGGCTTTGAAGGCATGGAGGAAGTAGAGCTCTGCAGGAGATAATATCTTGTAACGCTCTGAACGTCCCTGATAGTCGCGAGCGTGATCTCTGCTTTTGCTTTTACTGCCATTTTTATCCCTCCAGCTGCGCGATGTAGGTTGCCTTATTTGTTACGTCTCCGGAACTGATGTTGAGCGTGGGACCTGTGGTGGAAAGAGCTGTTGTGGATCCGTCCTTATACCACTTGATCGTTCCCAGCGCCGCGATCTGCGTAGCATTCAGCTCTGTTCCGGCCTTATACACATGAGCAGTCAGAGTCGTGACAACAGCCGTGTTTTTGAAGATAGTGCCGTTGGAGCTCGTCACCGTCATGGTGATGGCGTCCGCTCCCGGATCTCCCGGATCTCCTTTTCCGCCCTTGATGTTATTGACATACACCCACTTAGCCGCGCTCGCCGCCCCGGCAACAGTGCAGCGGTAAGTATTGTAGGTGCTGGTGTTCAGGTACATATCACCGACTTTCGCCGCCGTGATGCCAGAGCCCGAGAAGACCGTCGCAGTAGTCGAAGTGCCTGTGATCTTGGTACCCGTGTACCAGATAGCCCCCGGTCCGATATCTCCGGTCTGTCCCTTGATATTTCCGACATAGACCCACTTCGCAGCAGACGCCGCTCCTCCTACCGTACAGCGGTAGGTATTCATGGTATCGGTGTTGAGATACATGTCTCCGACCTGAGCATTTGTGATGCCGGAGCCCGAAAATGCCGTAGCGGTCGTACTTGTACCCGTGATCTTGTTGCCGGAATACCACTGGGCGCTGCTGCCGGCCGCGCCTGTCTGCCCCTTAAAGGAAATCTGGAAGGTGAACAGCTTGTGGATCACAATGTTTCCACCATCAAGAGATACCGGGATATCCACCGTTCCGCCTTGCGTTACAGAAGTCGATACGCTGATCGTGATGGTCGGCTGCGTGGCGTCTGTATCCACAGAAGTCGTTACACCTGACGGCGCTACGATAGCGGAGTTGTCGACAGTCGCCGGAACCTGGCCGCTGCCGCACATGGCGACGACAGTCGTGGTCGTACTCCCCGCCAGCGCCGCGTCAGTACTTCCGGCAAAGGTAAATGAATCGTTCGTCAGTATGACGGAATAGCCGTCTGTAAGGTCGACGATACTGATCTGGTCTGAACTTTTAATAGCCATTTGAATTCTCCTTTTAATCAATGATCATGCTGCAGCGGAAAGTGACCTTCACATCCACGTCCTCCGCACTGAGCGCAAAAACAAATCCGCCATCAGACAGTCTCCTGTCATCAGCGGATATAACACCGTACCGGTCCTCGTCCATCCTAAGCCACTCCCACTCGAGCCGGGCAGTATTTCCGAATACAGCCTTCAGCTGCTCTCCTGTCGTGATCCTCTGGCTGCCGTAGTAGATCGTCACGGTAAGTACCGTTGCTACTCCCGTGTTCTTGAACACAGTACCTTTACTGGAATCAATGCGGAGCAGGACCGCAGCTTCCCCATCCGCGCCGACAGCGCCGGTAAGGCATGTGGGTGAAGACGTCTTTTTATTTCCGCTAGCATAGGTCGTGACGGTCTTCTGCCACATATACATCCCGTCCACCCACTCCGGAGCTTCCAGGCTCCATCCCGGATCATCGTCAGCAGGCGGGACTGTCTCTGAGTTATTGAGCACATAAAAAACAGCCACATCGGTCACCGTTCCTCTGACCTCGGTCTTGATATCCGAGATCGTTCGGGTGAAACCTTCGGCTGTCTCCTCTACTGTATTAACCCTTGCCGTGAGCGCCTGTACGGTCGATCCGTCCGCCTTGCTCTCAAGGGATGTCTGCACATCCCCGATCTCTGTTGTGATGCCTTCGATCGTCTGCTGCTGAGTGCTGTACTGATCAGAGAGCTGTGAGATACTGCTCCCGAGGGGCGTCACTGCCTCCGTGATATCAGACTTCCATACCTTCGACTCGATCTGGCCTTGTACCTCTTTGAACTCCGTCTGCAGGGTCTCCGTAGCCTGCGCGTTTTCACTGATCTGCGTGGTCATGGTCTGATAGTTCGCTTCGAGCGTGGTATCATCCATCACGACATGGGAGGCGTCCACAGAGAGCGTCCCGTCATCTGTGAGCTCTTTGGCGACAGACTTGATGTTGAGCTTACTGCCATCAATGGCGGCGTCCTGTGCTACCATGCTGTCCACGATCAGCCCGTCCGGTACGCCGTCAGCCGTGATGCCGTCCGGAGACCAGATGAGCTTTCCTGAAGCGTCCCACAGGTAGTAATTAAAGTTCCCCTGTCCGTCCTTACCGATCTGGACCCTGGGCGTCCCGTTTGTGTCCTTGATAAGGATCGTAGCTCCGTCGATGGAAAGCGCTCCGTCCTTCGATGCTACTTTCACGAAATCCGTAAAGATCGTCGCTGCCGTGACATTTCCCGCCATGAGGTCATCCATGACCGCCTGTGCGATCGTGGCATCCTCGATCACGATGTTATCGCCGGTCAGGTGGATCGCCTGAAGCGTTCCGACTCCCGCGTTACCAGCCAGCAGGCTCTCGATATTTCCGGTCGCCGCCTGCAGGGCTGAGACATTCGCGTTCGTGGCATTAAGGTCCGTGATCGCCGCCTTCTCCGCCACCATATGCTCAATCTCGGCGTCAGCTGCCTGCAGGGCCGCCACGTTGGCGTTTGTGGCATTCAAATCGACAACATCAGCTTTCTGGGCAAGGAGCGTATCGATCTCACCGACCTGGGCATGCAACGCGCCGATATCCGCGTTCGTTGCCTGGAGCTTATCCGTCACCACGTGCTTAAAAGCGGTGAAGTTCTCCGACAGGGAAGTAAGGGCCGCTGCCGTTCCCCTGCTCATGGAAGAAGCCAAGGTCAGAAGTGTCGCTCCAAGTGTCAGCCTGGAGTTCTCCGGGTGAAGAAGGTCCAGATAGATCTTCCGGATCACCATGTAATCATCAAGGCCATGGGGCTCCGATACCACCCGGATGCTGTCCCCCACTTTGCAGCGTTCGATCTCCACATCCAGAAGATGCAGATCGACCGCTGTGATCGTGATCGTTGTCAAAAGGATCCTCTGCCGGTTCAATACCTCGATGCCTTTCCGGAGCAGATTTTCCGGAAGCTCCACGTCATCGTACTCCACGACCTTGACGATCCTTCCGTAGATGGCGATGGCGTCCGGATCTTCGATGTAGTCTTTTCCGTCATTGACAGAAGCAATAGTGAGGCGCTCATCCGTCTCCTCATCACGCTTACCGAGAGGAACGATTACTGTGGCAAGGCTGTCACAGTCACCTTCCCTCGTCAGATCGAGAATGTTCTCCCCGAACCGGATCACCTGAGAGTTGGTGTGACCGAAGTCCTCGATGTAGTCAATAAACCTCTGATCATTCTCATGACGAATACGGATGTATCCTCCAAGTCGCTTGATCAGACGGTCCTCGATGGTTTTCCAGGTATTCTCATAAGTACTGTAGCGGTACAGGCTGTCATTGCTGTCCGTGACAGTCACCTGTCCTACTGCAAACCGCTTTCTCTCATCCACATCAGTGTTGTGCTTAGTGATAAGATCTGTAAAGTAATCCTTCACGCTAATGTCATGGTACTCGTGATAGCGCTGAATGCTGTCGAGAAGGTAAGAAAGCTCCCCTTCACACTCAATCGTCCGGTTTCCGTAAAAGTCGAATCCATCAGAGAGGACCCTGCCAGTGTACAGCCACTCCTCATCCTGATAAACAGACAGCTCTGAATACATCTTCCGGAGTTCATCAATCTTCGGATGCGCCACAGGGATGGTGAACTTGAGTGTCCCGGTCTTGTTGACTTCCAGGTCCAGGGTCATGTCTGTAAGGCCCAACTCCTGGATACGGGGATCATAAAAGAGCTCCCCGTCAAGATAGATCAGATACATTACAGACACCCCCTCCTGAAAGTAAACGTGATGGAAGAAGCTCCGGTAACACGAACCTCATTCTCGAACGGAGAAAGGACCAGGCCCGGAACTGTCTGCTCTCCCTGGGCAAGGTCATATGCCTTTCCACCTATGAAAAGCTGACAGGCATTCGGCGCGTTCACTGTCGGCACCACCGGCATCCGCAGGTTCTCGACCGTCCCGGTGAGGTTTGAGCCTCCACCCTGCAGAGTCACCTCATACACTTCAGACTCATACCGGTAAGGCTCCGCGTCTATAGTAACTTTCATAGTTCCAGCCGTTGCCAGACGCTTCGGATCTGTGATAGAGCATCTCCCTATGTAGTAATGGCCGGGATCCTCGTCGAAGGTGACATGGACGACCCGGCCGTGAAACTTATTGAATATATGAAAGCAGGTCTCCACCCACTTCTCCCTGTTTGTCTGTGCGGCAAGCTCCAGCTTAATCTCCCTGTTTCCGTAAGTTACATCCCCAGTCAGGACTTCCGACAGGTCAAGCCTGCCGCTCCTTCCCGGGACCTCCAGAATCACCGTATTCGGCTCCGGCATCCCTATGCAGTCGCTGTTCGTGATAATGGCGCCCCAGTCGCGGAGGGTGTGCTCATCACCAATCAATGCGCCTGTAAATATGCTCTTCATCGATTCCCACGCCCTCCTCTCATGGAATATTTGGCAAGCCCGGCATCAATCGCCGGAAGAAGGTGCCCCACAAGGGTTCCGTCCTCCAGGTAAATCCCGCGGCTTGAATTATCAGCAATAATAGCCAGATACTTCTCGATCCAGGCCACGTTCAGCCTCTCGTCGAGCATGGCGGAGAGCTGGTCATAGAATCCCTTCAGAGGAAGGATCGCCTCTGCACCAGCTTCGCCACCTGCCATGATGGAGGATCCATTGATCCCGAACATGGTGGGCTTTGTCATGATACCGCCTTCCCTATACCAGCTTACTGAAAAGTGCGGCGTCGACGGCGGCATAAGGGAGAAATGCCCCCAGATGCTTACGTGCGGGAGCTTTAAGTGTGGCAGCGACCAGGAGAAGTTGAAGAAGGACCTCATCTTGTCGATGGCGGCTTTCACCATGTCCCTTGCCTTCTGCACCGGATTTACGATCGCGGTTTTAATCGCATTCCAGGTAGACGTCGCTTTACTCTTGATCCCATTAAACACGTTTGCTGTTGTGGACTTGATCGCATTCCATACATTACTGATCGTACTCTTGATCGCATTAATGATGGTCGTGATCGTAGTCTTGATGCTGTTCCATACGTTGCTAGCGGTATTTTTGATACTGCTCAGTGTAGAGCTTATAAACTCCTTAATGGCATTCCACACGTTTGTGATGGTGGTCCTGATCGCCGTGATCACAGACGAGACTGTCGCCTTGATGGTATTCCAGATGTTCGTGAAGGTCTGGCTGATCGTGGTAAGGACCGTGCTTACCGTAGCTTTGATCCCTTCCATCACGCCGGTAAAGAACAGGACCAGCGCCTCCCAGAGTCCTGTGAAGAACTCCTTAATGGCCGTCCACGCCTCATTCCAGGTGGTGCCAAACCACGACAAGATCACCTCCGCGATGCCCTTGATCGTATTAAGAGCGATCTCGAACATTCCCTTCATACCTTCCCAGATGGAAGAAAAGATCTCGCTTACGCCCTGCCATACCAGCGTCCAGTTGCCGGTAAACAGGCCACTGAAGATGTCAAAGATCCCCGTGATCACACCAAGGATCATCTGCAACTGCGTCGCGATAGCGTTAAAGGCGCCAATGAACACAAGACCAAGGAACTGGCAGAGGCCGTCCCAGACGGTCCGGATAAAGGCCGCAATGTCGGAAAAGCTAAAGCCCAACGCACTGAGGCGCTCATTTATCCCCTCCACAAATGTGGAAATGGTGGATTTGATCTTCTCCCAGGTGGAGGTGACCGCTTCCCGAAATCCCTCGTTAGTTCTCCATAAATGTAAAAAAGCAGCCACAAGGACTGCTATCACTGCTACGACTGCGAGTACCGGCGCGGATACGCCTCCGAGTGCTGCTCCTATTTTTCCGAGTACGCCGTGAGCGCTTCCCACAGCTACTTTGAGTTTTCCAAAGACTCCGGCCAGCTTTACAAAGCCCTGCATGGCCACGCCGACCTTGGAGATACAAGTCCCCAGTATCACAAGGAATGGTCCGAGGGCTGCTACGAACAGACCAATGCGAAGGATCGCATTTCGCTGCCCCTCACTCATGCCGTTCAACCTGTCAATGAATCCCTGGACTCCCGTCACGATCTTCCGGATCGCCGGCATAAGGGCGTCACCGAATGAGATCGCGAGCTCCTCGATCTGGGACTTCAAAATGGTGAGCTGGCCGTTCAGGTTGTCCTGCATGACCGCCGCCATCCTCTCGGCCGCTCCGCTGTACCCATCTACTTCATCAGAGCATGTGGAGATCGCCGTTTCCAGCTTCTCGATGTCTCCCGGAGCCGCGTTCATGAGAGCCAGGAATCCGGACATGGCGTTCTTACCAACCAGTGTTTCCGCTGCCGCTGCCTTCTCGGATTCCGTCATCTTGGAAAAGGCTCCGCGACAGTCCGCGATGATATCGGAGAAATCCCTCATGGATCCGTCCGCGTTCGTGGTCTGGATCGTAACGTCACCTAGGGCTTTACCGGACAGCTTCAGTTCTCCCTGCAGCTGTGTCATGATGGTCCGAAGGGACGTGCCTGCCTGGCTCCCCTTAATACCGCTGTTAGCCATAAGGCCAATTGCCTCAGCTGTATCCTCAGCGGAATACCCCAGCGCTCCCGCGATCGGCGCGCAGTACTTAAAGGTCTCGCCCATCATAGACACGTTGGTATTGGCGTTGGAAGAAGCCGCTGCGAGAAGATCCGCAAAGTGACCGCTATCACCGGCTGTCAACCCGAATGCCGTCAAAGCGTCCGTGACGATATCCGATGTGGTCGCCAGGTCCTCTCCGGATGCCGCAGCAAGGTTCATGATGCCGTCGATACCGGAGAGCATGTCCTCTGTCTTCCAGCCTGCCATGGCCATGTAGTTCATGGCTTCCGCAGCCTCCGAAGCGGAGAACTTTGTCTTCGATCCCATCTCGCGGGCCTTATCCCGGAGGGCGTCAAAGTCAGATCCAGTTGCTCCGGATACAGCAGCCACCTGGCTCATGGCGGAATCGAAATCCGCCGAGGTCTTCACTGCGGCAGCGCCAAGACCTGCCACCGCTCCAGAGACCGGCATCACTGCCCGTCCGGCACCAGCAATCGTGTCTCCTACCTTCTCGAACTTCTTTCCTGCTTCATCGATCTTAGAAAGTACGGAGCTTGTCGTTTCCGCCTCCTGCTGCAGGCGCCGCAGCTCCTCTTCCGTTTCGATGATCTCCCTCTGCAGGGCATCGTACTTATCCTGGCCGAGCGTACCATTCTCCAGCTGCTGCTTTGCCTGCTCCTGGGCAGTCTTAAGTGCCTCCAGTTTTTCCTTTGTCGCATTGACTGCGTCCTTCAGGAGTTTCTGTTTCTGGGTGACGAGGTTGGTGTTGGTAGGGTCCAGCTTCAGGAGCTTGTTGACATCCTTCAGAGAAGACTGGGTCGTTTTGATCGTCGAATTGACGCCTTTCAGGGCTTTATCAAGACCTGTAGTATCACCACCAATCTCGACGGTGATCCCCTTTATCCTGTTTGCCATACCTCATCACCTCCTTTCTGGGCATAATAAAAGCACCAGTCATTTCTGGCTGATGCTTTTACAGTTTATACTTAATTCAAGTACTCTATCAGTTATCCCACTCGTCGTATGAATGCTCCCCCTGTTTGCTCTTCCAATTATTGAAGTCTTTCACAGCATTATACTCCTCTTCTGTCATTTTTTCCCCGTTATAATACTTCTCTTGCCCACTCTCAAGAGTTCGGCGATATTCTTCCTGATCCCTACGTCTACTTTCATTGAACCATGAACCACATGATACTAAGAGAATTACTACAATGATAATAGATACTAAGCCAAGAATGACTGAATAACTATTTGTAGAAGAATTATTTGTAGTACCTGTATTTGAGACTACACGCCTTGGTTTCTCATCTGCCTTCGTTTTTTGTTCAGCCTGCCTTTGAGCCAATATTTTTTCTCTTTTTTCCTGATGCTTTTTTATGTCATCTTCAAGCTCCTGAACTGCTGATTGCGCATGTTCCTTACTCTTTTTCGCTTTTTCAGCTAATTGCTGCTGTTCGTTTCTATGCGCATAATATTCCCTAATACCAAATCCACATTCAGGACAAGCGACTGCAGAATCTGAGACCTTTTCCCTACCGCATTCCGGACATGTCACTAACGCCATATAATTATACCTCCTAATAGTAAATACATAGATGTCTTTCGAAGAATAATTATAAACCGATCAGATTCAATTGAAAGTCCTTATTTTATGCGTTCTGCTTCCTGGTCAAAAAGGCGACCATACAAGCAACCTAAAACTTATCGAAATCAGCCTGCTCAGCAAGTCTCCTATACTTCACGCCGTCATTGGACTTCTCAGTCCAGATATCGAGCACGAGCCCGATAGTAACAAGGTCGAGATCCCGGATGGAGATCCCGACCTCACAGCATCGCAGAAGGAACAGTGGCGTGGTCATTTCCCGCTCACTTCTGCCAGTCCTTTTTTTGCCTGCACATCCGTCATCAAATTATCGCCCCACAGCTCCAGGATCTGCGGCAGCACCTGGTAGATCGAGAACATCTCGAACTGATCAAGCCACTCGTCGATGGTCTTTGGGATGGACGGATCCGCATGATAGGCCATGATATAGGCCACGTTCTCAAAGATCTCCAGGTCATCGATCTGCAGTTCCTCTTCGCCTTTCTTCCTCTTACTGTAGGACTTCTCGAGCTTCGAGAGGTCCTTGAAAATGTCCCTCTTGAACTTTGCCCGGTAAAGCCTCGGCACTGTCGCCGAGGAGCGGAACACTACATCCTTGCCGGAAATATTGATCGTGCGCTCTATCATCCTTCACCTCCGCCGCTTACGGCTTCCTCTTCAATGTCCGGTACATAGACAGATTTGTACCAGTTCGCGTATGTCGCTGCATCCGTAGACTCACCGGTCTTGGACTTGACCAGTCCATCTGCTCTCGGATCGGCCGCGATCGTCAGTTTCTCTGTACCAGGCTCGATGGTGTCTTCCTTTGTCTCCGACTCGATAGACGGACGGGAAGACGTGCAGTTGTACATGACGTGACGGATGCAGTTCACATCGCCGTCAAATTCAAAGAGCAGGGCAAACTTCACACTCTCCTTGGTCGTGATCTTCTCGACCAGTACACCCTTCTTGTCCAGCACCTCCTGCAGAATTTCCGTCCTGAACCAGTCAGGGATCAGTGCCATCTCCAGGTCGCCGGAATAGCCGTTGTTGGTCACAGAGCGGAAATACACAATGCCGTCAGCATAGAACGGTGTGGATTCACCTTCCGCGTCCAGCGAGAGGCTGACCGCACCAGGGATGGCCTTGGGCGTCGCGTAGTTGTAAGAACGCACGCCGTCCACTTCCGTCTCCGTGAGCTTTGCGACATGAACGTTCTTCAGATTATATTTGACCTTGTTTCCCATGTCTTAACCCTCCATTTGGAATGAATACAGGACCTCATATAGCTTTTCGGTGTCGATCCACACCTCTGTCTTGTCATAAAAAATACCGTGCTCATCCAGCACGGCTTCGACACGATTCTCCACCTCCGGGTCCTTGGCGTCGGTGTAGAGCTCGATATGAACATCATTGATCTTATAGTAGACCTTCCCGTCTGCTGAGAAGTTATCGCTTCCCGGCAACAGGTAGGTAATAAAGGGAGGATCGGCGGCTTCCCCTTCCGCGAAATGATCGTAGGCAGAAGGAATGTCGATCTCCCCCATAATGGCGAGTAGTTCATCCATTTGAAAGCCCCCTTATGATATCTCTTTCCAGCTGTTCGATGCCCTTTTCTTCTGCTGGTGCTATGTGCACCTGAGCTCTGGTCCTGCCACCATTTCTTTTGGCGTGTCCATGCTCCAGAAGATGGGCAAGCTGATATCTGTTTCTTGAATACACAGTTACCTTAAGTGCATGAGAGTTCATCTTGGTGTTCTTGACCGACCAGCTCTTTGCATACTTTCCGCTCTTTACGGGTGCCCCTTCTTTGATGGCATTTCTCACAGTCTTGCCGGCATCCGTCACTGCCTTCCGCATAGTCTCATCTGCCATGTTCGAATATTCCTCGAGCATATCACTGATTGTAACCGCAAGCTGATCGACGCTGATCCTCGTCCCAGACATATCATCTTCTCACTTTCCGGCAGCGTAACTTGATCCCTCGCCTCTTGAAATTCAAATGATCAACTGCAAGGATGTCGTAAATCTCATCACGAAAGAGGATCCTGTGCGTAGTAGATCTGACTGCAGAAGTCTCTGTGCAGTACCTGACTGTAACGTTCATATCTGTTGCCTCTACTGTCTCTCCCACGACGGCCTGTTCCTTGCCATTCTCGCCGCTGATTGTTGCATAACAGGAGAAGAAATCCTCCCAGGTGTTCTTGTGGTTTCCGTACTTATCTGTGATGACAGCATTTACCTGTATCATCACCCTCTCATTCAATGCTGCGATATCCATCAGAAGTACTCTCCTTCCCGTATGCCGAATAGAAGTGCTCGGAGCGTGAGTAGCATCTGATTGTGATCAGCTTCCTCGCGATGCTCGTACTGGTAGGCAACCGCATACATGACAGCGATCTTTGCGTTCTCTTTCTGCTCAAAGGACTTAGCATCCTCTATTCGTGCCACATCCATACAAGTCCGCTGCGAGGAAGAGATGAGGCCCTCTATCAATGCATCATCATCCGAATGATCTACCCGCAGATAATTCTTCATTTCTTCCAGTGTTACGATCATCTCTTTCACCCATAAAAACAGGTGCGATGCCCATCACGGGCGCCGCACCATATCAGTTACATTATGCCAAATTAGGAGGACGCCTTCTGCTGCAGAACCTTTACTGCCTCCGGAAGGATCAGCTTGGCATCCACGCGCTTGCTGGCAAGGAATCCAACCTGGCCATAATCAGCGTATCTCTCATTCAGACGCTTGAAGGTGATTCCCTTTCTGTCGCCAATCCAGTAGTAGGAAAGGTCGCCAAACAGGATAGTCTTGGCACCTGCCGCAAGAGTGGGCATATACGCGGATGTAAACAGGGGCTTACCCAGAAGCATGTCCGGCTCACCCTCTCTCAGCCCCGGCTGCCACAGGTACTGGCCGGAAAGATCCTTCAGCTTGCGGATCGCTCTGATGCTGCTGTCATTGAGAACCCAGATCGCATTCTTGCGGTAGGGAGACTTCAGACTGTAGTAAAGATCGATCAGCTCGTCTGCTGTGATCGCTGCAGCACCTGCCGCTGTTACACCAACCTGGGCACCGGCTGTCGCATGCAGAATACCGGTAGGCTTCTTGCTACCATCGCCAATGAGGAAGGCCTCCTCTTCTTTTGCACCTATGCGACGGGTGAACTCTTTGGAAATGTAGGACTGGAGATCGAATGCGGAATCATCCAGAAGTTCCTCAGATACCTTGATGAGCGTACCGACCTTATGCGCATCGATCTGCTCCTGTGCAAACACATCATCGCTCTCGCCATAGGCCTGTCCTTCATCGATCCAGTTGGCGACACCCTTAGTGGCGACCACAGGGATCTTGTGTACACCGTTGGAAGTCGTAAAGACATGTGCGTGGGCACGAATCACGTTGTCCTCCTCCAGTGCCTGTACCAGAGTTCTCTCGAACTCATCCGGTACAAGATAGCCACCTTCGCTGTCAACACCCTCAGACAGAGCATTGCGAATCTCATAGGAGAGTCCGTTCCTGGATCTGACCTGATTCCAGAAAGCATCTCTGTATGCATCGGATGCTGTTCCGATCTTTTCATCCTTCTTCTTAGCCTCCGGCTTTGTGGTAAGCGGCGCCATCAGAGGAGCTTCCATCTCACGGCCCATAGCATCCAGCTTCTCCTGACGCTCGATCTCACGGCCGAGATCAACGATCTCCTGCTCCATCCTCTCGTAGACTTCTGTATCTTCTGCAGAGAGAATTCCCTTCTCGCTGCGATGTGAGTCCAGAAATGCCTTTGCCTGCTCCCATACCTTTGCTCTCTTTGTACGAAGTTCATTTACCTTGCTCATAATCGTTTCCTCCTTAGGGTTTAATAAGGCCGAGTCTCTTCTCGAGCTCGGCGATCGGTGTTCCGCTCTTTTGCGGAGTTTCTACTTCTTTGGCTGCCGGTATTGCGGCCGCCTGTGCAGGTGTAACCTGAGGCCCCACTTCCGCTGGCTTGTAGCGAGAGAGCATCAGGTTCATCAGATGCGTCTCAGTCTCTTTTCCGGAAAAAGAGTAGGCCGGCATTTCTGCTTCCATCCTCTTTTCATCCTTCAAGAGATCATCCGCAAATCCAAGCTCAATGGCCCGATTTGCATTCATCCATGTCTCCGAGTCCATCAGGTGAGACAGCTTTGCCCGGGACAAACTCGTTTTGATCTCATAGGCATTGACGATGCTCTCCTTTACCTCATCGAGCATGGCGATCGCCTTCTCCATATCCTCATGGTTGCCATAGGCAAGTGTCATAGGGTTATGGATCATCATGAGCGCTGTGGGTGCCATCAGGACCTTAGTGCCTGCCATAGCGATGACAGAGGCAGCGCTGGCTGCAATGCCATCGATCTTGACGGTGATATCGTCCTTGTAGTCCATCAGCATGCTGTAGATCTGGCTTGCTGCAATGCAGTCTCCTCCGGGAGAGTTCAGCCAGATCGTCACAGGACCAGTTCCTGCAAAGAGCTCGTCATGAAACATCTTCGGTGTCACGTCATCATCAAACCACGACGTTTCCGCGATGGTTCCATAGAGCTCAAGGACTCGTTCCTGTTCTCCTTCTGTTTCGGCCTGGTTCTTCCATTCCCAGAACCTCTTCTGTGTCCTCATCAGGATCAACCTCCTTTTCTGTATCGTTATCCTTTCTATAAGCAGCACCGGCATCAGTGAGCGGTACCATGTTCCCGTTTACGAGATATAGATTTCCGCCAAGCTCTTCTGGGATCAGATCCAGGTCTTCGAGCTGCCTTATGTCATTGGCGCTCATCCAGCCGTTCTGCCTGGCAGTGGCATAGCCATTCATGCGGCTTTCATAGTCCCCACGTAAGAGCCCCTCGACGTTAAACTTGAAGAAGTACTCCTTCTTCTCATCCTCTGACAGAAGCGCCCGATGCATGGACTGCTCCCAGCGAATCACCCAAGGGTCCAGCGTGTACTTCACAAACTCCAGAGACTGCTGCTCAATATTAGAAAAGCTCGACTTTTCCAGGTCTCCTACCATATGGGGAGGGACTCGGAAAATTCGAGCTATTTCGTTGATCTGAAATTTTCTGGTTTCCAAAAATTGTGCCTGCTCAGGAGAAATGGAAATCGGCGTGTACTTCATTCCCTCTTCCAAAACGGCAATCTTATTACTGTTGTGGGATCCGCCAAAGGTCTGCTGCCAGCTTTCCCTGACACGGCTAGGGTCCTTGATGGTGCCAGGATGCTCCAGTACGCCGCTTGGCGCTGCGCCGTTCGCAAAGAACTTACTACCATACTCTTCCGTTGCAATCGCAAGTCCGATGGCATTCTTTGCCATGGCGATCGGTGAGTATCCGACCAGCCCATCAAAACCAAGCCCTGGGATATGCAGCACGTCGCTCGGAGATAGCCTCACCTTTGAGTCCTTGTTGATCGGCGCGTCATCGCTGCTCACAGTGTACTCGTAATAAAGCTGTCCCCATTCGTCGCGATCAACTGCCATACGATCTGGCATCAGCGGATACAGCGCAATGACCTCTCCTTTCCCGTTCCGGATAATCTGCGCGTAGGCGTTCCCCCAGAGCAGCAGGTGCGTCATCAGTGTTTCCCGGAATACGAAAGATGTCATCTCCGGATTGGGTTCGTCATGTACAAGCGTATAAATGGTATGATCCACTGCCTTTTCCGTACCAGTTTTTGTGTACCGGTACACATGGAGCGGCAAGCTTGCCACCGCCTCTGACAGGATTCTCACACATGAGTACACAGCTGTCATCTGCATGGACGACCTCTCATTAACCCTTTTCCCGGAGCTGCTGCTTCCCATGAAAAAGCTATAGACACTTCCTGCTGTACTATTTTGGGGTTTATCCCTGGACCGGAATAAGCCGCTAAAGATTCCCATATAAGATCACCATCCTTTCTTAAAATACAAGAAGCCCACGTGTATCGTAGACACTCTCACTGGTGTCGTTTCCGCAGCGGATCGCGCGGTCCAAGGCCATGATACAGGCAATCGCTCCGTCGATCTTCTCTGTACTCTTTGCCTTGTCCGCCTTGATATTCCCTGCCGGATCTGTGCGAATAAAGATGTTATCCATGTTCCAGCGAAGGACCGGATGCCCGCCATGAGCGATTCGCTTTTCCAGAGTCAGCTTCATCAGTTCCTTTGTCGGCGGCGACATTGAAGCAAAACCCTGTCCCATGGGAACGACTGTGAATCCCATTCCCTCCAGGTTCTGTACCATCTGAACAGCACCCCACCGGTCAAACGCAATCTCCCTGATGTTATAGAGCTCTCCGAGATGTTCGATAAATTTCTCAATAAACCCATAGTGCACGACGTTTCCTTCTGTCGTCTGAATGTATCCCTGCCGCTCCCACACATCATAGGGAACATGATCACGGTTCACTCTAAGCGGCAGTGTTTCCTCTGGAAGCCAGAAGTATGAAAGGACGTAGTATCGGTCCTCCTCATTTTCTGGCGGAAATACAAGACAAAAGGATGTCAGATCGGTTGTACTGGAAAGATCTAAGCCTCCGTAGCAGACACGGCCCTCCAGCTCTTCCGGATTAACAGGAAACGCACAGGCATCCCATTTTTCCATTGGCATCCATCGCACTGCTTGTTTTACCCACTGGTTCAGCCTCAGCTGCCGGAAGGCATTCTCCTCGCCCGGATTCTGCCTTGCCGAGTCACAAGCAGCTTTTACCTTATCCATACCGATCGTCTCACCAAGAGAGGGATTAGCCTTTTTCCAGGTCTTGGGATCTGTCCAGTCCTCATCATTTCCTGCGCCATAGATTACTGGATAAAACGTGCTATCCTTCTTTCTCCCCTCAATGATGTCCAGCGCCTTTTGATGGGTCTCATAGCAGATGCTGTTCGTATCCGTTCCCGCTGTTGTAATGAGGAAGTACAGCGGCTGCATTCTCGCATCGCCAGATCCCTTTGTCATGACATCAAAGAGTTTCCGGTTCGGTTGTGTATGCAGCTCATCAAAGACAACGCCATGTATGTTGAAACCATGCTTGGAGTAAGCCTCGGCGGACAGCACCTGATAAAAGGAGTTCGTAGGCAGATACAGGATCCTTTTCTGTGAGGCCAGGATCTTACAGCGTTTTTCCAGTGCCGGACACATCCGCACCATATCTGCAGCAACGTCAAAAACGATGGTTGCCTGGCCCCTATCTGCAGCACAGCCATAAATCTCAGCACGCTGCTCACCATCTCCGCAGCAAAGTAAAAGAGCGATCGCCGCAGCGAGTTCGCTCTTCCCATTCTTCTTCGGTATTTCCACGTAAGCTGTATTGAACTGTCGGTAGCCGTTTGGCTTAATGATTCCGAACAAATCTCGAATAATCTGTTCCTGCCAGTCCAGTAGTTTAAACGGCTTTCCTGCCCAGGTTCCTTTTGTATGACAAAGGCACTCAATAAAGTTCACCGCGTAATCCGCCAGCTCCTTGTCATAAACCGAATCCTTCGCTTTAAACCGTGTCGGTTTGTATTTCCTTAGTTTCTTCATAATCCATGCCTCAAAAATAGCACTAAAAAAAGGCCCTTCGGCCCTTCGCTACGAGATACAGCCCGCTATGGGCTGAGTCTCCGGTGTCCCTCTTCTTTTTTATTTCTGCTGCATCGCCCAGAGGATCGCGTGGCCGTCATCCTCGAATTCGACTTCGCTCGCTGCTCTCAGCCCGATGGCGCCTTCGCAGCTTATGTCATCGGTGAGAAACTCGTAGGTGGCGCCGAAGTAGCTGGGCTTTCCTTTCCCATTGTAGTAGTGTCCTGCGACCAGGATCTTGTCTCCGAAGGTAAGGACCTTGCTCCAGCGGCTTTCGAGGTCCTCGGGTGTGGTGGGATTCGGCAGTCTGTAGGTTCTCATTGCTTTTTCGATCGTCATCTCTTTGTCCTCCTTATCTTACCTTGCCGGTTCTGAATACTCTGAGTTTGTAAACTTCTTCGAATGTGGCGCCCTTGAGGCTGATCCCGAAGGTAAGCTCGATCTGGTCCTGGGCTTCAAATCTGTTGTTTGCTTTTGCGCTATAGGCTTTTCCGTTCTTCTTGAATGTGTAGGTTGTATGCATGTCTGTTTCCTCCGTTTGTGCTTTGTTTTCCCTTTCGGTATGTGTAGATTAACTCTAAGGCACATACATATCCACTCAATTCGGAGGCATAAATCCGACAAAGATCGCTCCATGTAACTGTGTATATTTACACGAGCAAAAGGCCCTTCCCTGGGCCTCCTGTTCGGGTTCCTTCCTCATTCATTCAGCAGGTACCGGTAGGTTCCTTTCGGATTCTGCGTGGTCTGTTCATCGTCCAGGAGCCGGAGGGTGGCGTCAAACCGGCGCTTCAGTTCCCGCTTGATACTGCGCTGGGCGATCTCCCGGTCCTTCTGGTTGATCCGCTTTGCCTCCCAGGCGTAAGCCTCGATCAGCTCCTCCGTTGTCCAAAGTCTGTAATCGCAAATTCCCTCAAGTCTTGCTCTGCTTGCCATGTGCTTGTCCTCCTTATGCTCTCTCAACATCTACCAGCCAGCCGGCTTCGGGGTGCTTCTCTCCGGTTGCCTTCTCTGTGATCTGCCTCTCTTCATCGATGTAGTGAAGGCCCTTGCCTACCTTGATCAGCTTCACCTCTTCGAATCCCGGAAGGTTTGTGCGGTAAACCTTCGCGTTTCTGCTCTCGCCATCGTAGCTCTTGCCATCCCATCCGTTAAAGGTAAAGCGGATGCTCTCGCGGGTCTTTGTGAAGTGTGCTTCGAACTCTGCTCTTGTGATCGTGGTGTTGTAGTTTCTAAGTTCCAGGCTGTTTCTCATTGCGTATGCGTTCATGGGGTTCCTCCTTTGTGGCTTCCGTGTTTTTTGTTAGTGTATTAATCACTCTAAAGCACATATTTATCCACTCATTTCGGAGGTATAAATCCGACAAAAATCGGCGGCAGAAACTGTGTATTTTATATCCGCTCGATCTGGCAGGTCATGCCGTCGACCTCGACAATCCGCCAGTCAGATCCGCGCCACCGGACCTCCAGGATCCGGACGCCCGTATAGGCGTTGCTCCTCTGCCGGTCGGAGAGCACGTTTCCGTGCTTCTCCATCCACTCTGCAAGGTTCCCCTTGAGCCTTGCTTCCTGCTCCATCTTTTCCGCGATGTTCATTCCGGACCTCCTTTCACTGAAGGCGGAAAAGGTAGCCGTGAACCTTTTCCCTTTCGCCGGTGGTCCAGTCCCTGTTCAGGCCGTAAAGTTCGACCAGGCCCTCAAGTTTGCAGCCGTTTTGCTGGAAGATCCAGGCGCTCTCTACTGCGCTGCTCCAGCCGGAGGAAAAGGTGAAGTGCTCGACTCCGTATTTTCTAAGGGTCTGCAGAACTCCCACCTCGTCGTGGATCGAAAAGCTCAGGTCGATGTACTCGTTTCCGCATTCCTTCATCTGCTTGTAAAGCCGGTAGGTGAATCCGAAGTCATCATCCTCTGTCCTGAGGATCTCGTCTTCCATCTTGTGGTAGGCGTCTCTCGCCTCTTTCATCCCGGTATCGTTCTCTGCTGCCCTGGCTGCGTCAAATGCTGCTTTAAGCTCCTGCTCTCTTTCGTAAACCTGCTCTAATGTGTGCTTCATGGTGATCTCCTTTCTGGGTGGGTGTTTTCTTTTCGTAGTGTATTAATCACTCTAAAGCACATTTATATCCAGTTAATTCGGAGCATAATCTGCACAAGATTGGAGGAAATATATGCAGCAAATTTACAAGCCATATGCAGCAGCATTGAATGGTGTTCTTCTGGGAAGCGCATGGTATCCGGCAGCAGCGCAGATCTTCTCGACCTCTTCATCGGAGAGTACCCTCAGCACCCGGATACTTCCGGCGATGATCCACTTGCCGAGCATCTGCGGGCTGGTCTTGTAGCGGTAGAAGCCCTGCTTTGGTACCCTTGTCAGCATTGCCTTTCGCTCATCAAAGCGGCCGTCCTTCCAGCCATTCTGATTCGCCTCCTCCTGGTAGTCGAAGCAGTCAACATACACACACTCGCACCAGACCTCGTCATCATGCATGTACTTGATCTGCCCGTTCTCTTTGATCCCGATATGAATCGCCAGCGGGATATCCGACAGATGCCAGCCAGGCCGGAAGGCGAGCGGCCCTATTTTGGACTTCACTTTCCCCTCCGGCGTCCGAGGGCCTTCCGCGGCATCGATCCAGATTCCCATCGGCACTGGCTTGTCTGAAAGAACATACAATGGGAACAGTTCTCCCGGCCTGTTCTTTTTTACCCTGAATAACTTGTATCCGATCATGATATCGCTCACGAAAAAAGGAGCCTTTCGGCTCCCTTTTTCCTTCCTTTCTCAAAGGTGGTATTTCTGTCCGGTGATAATGTTCACCACTGTTTTGCCTTTTCCGAAGGCTGCTCTCATCTCGTCAAGTTCTTCCTCTGTGGCGGGCCTGGCGTTTTTCCGGTACTCTTCGAGGGCTTTTGCGGTTTCCTCTTCTCTTGCCTTCGTCGTTGCCTCTGCGTCGACCGCGTCGGTGATGTAGGTGAGCTTCTCGAGCATGTCGCTCATCAGAACTCTTCCGATCCGGTTTCTGGCTACTCCGCTCTCGTCGATGATGATGAGGCCCTGCTCCAGTTCTTCCCTGACTTTCTCCAGTTCCTTTTCTGCGCTCTGTTTCCAGTATGCTCCAAGGGCTCCGCTCAGTTCCTTCTCAAATCTCGTCATGGTCTTGTCCTCCTTCATGGCTTCTGTGTTTTTTGTTAGTGTATTAATCACTCTAAAGCACATTTATATCCACTCATTTCGGAGTCATATCTTGCACAAGGATTCTGGCGGATGTTTGTCTACATTATTTCCCCGGTCATGATGAAATGCGCGTACTCTTTCCGGTGGTCGATCAGGAAGAGGACCAGCTCATAGTACCCGAGCCGGTTTGCGATCTGCTGGACCTTGGGCACATCAAACATGTTGGTCTCTCCGGTCTCTCTCACCGCCAGGATCTGCCGGCGGACGGTGTCGGTAAACTCCCCAACAAGGACCCGGCACTGATCTTCTCCGTAGGCGATCCCAAGGCTACTACCGTTATCCCATTTTACGTGGATCGTTCCGATGTCATCAACACCGGTCACCGTTCCCTTGGTCCCGACCGGCGGCGCTTGAGGATCCTCCATACGGATCAGCTCCACTCTGGTTCCCTTCGGGTACTGTTCTTTCAATCTCTCAATCTGCTTCCTATCCATCCCTATCTCCTTTCCGAAGGCTCTACCCTTCTACCACCTTAAGCCCGCCGGTGGCGGGTAAGGCTGCAGGAGGCTGGCTCCTTCGTTTATGCGGTGCGGCCGTTTCTGAAGGCCGCGTCCCCGGGAAGGTTCCTGGTCAAGATCTCCCTGGCGGTCTCGAACTCTTCTCCGACAAATCCGAGTCGGATCAGCCAGGTTCTCATCGCGAACTTGGGATTGTCGACCTGGGGCTCTTTGGGGCTCGCGCTCTTTGCTGCCTTCGCCTGTGCGGAAAGCCCCAGGCAAAGCTGAATGTAGCTTTTGAGCTCTCCGGCGTGAAGGCCGTTTCTCTTGTTCCCATCGGGATTCGCGAACTGGAAAAGCCTGAACTCGATGGTCCCCTTTGTGAAGGTTGCGTGGAGGTTAAGCATGTGGTAGCGGCTGTCGTTGTAGTGCTGGTCGCGTCCGTAATTCGCGTTGTTCATTGTGTACCAGATGTCTGCGAGTCCCTGCATGGTCTGGGGCTTTTTGCGGTTAAGCTCTGTGAGGAAGTCTCTGTTTACTGTTTTGCAGTAGCGGCTGATCCTGCTCTGGTCAATTCGGATCGCGCTGGTAAGGAGCCCCTCGTGGCTGGCCATCAGGTTTGCGAGGTTCCTCAGGCTCTTTGCGTTGTGGCCGGCTGCGCCAATGTGGATGTGCACTCCGCACATGTGATCCGGGTCGCTCTTGGCGCCCTTTCGGCGGAGGGTCCGGACCAGCTCCTGCAGGCTTTCGATGTCGCTGTAGGTGAGGATCGGCGTTACCATCTCGCATTTTTCTTCGTCGGTGCGGGCCCGGATGCTGGAGTCTCTCTGGAACTTCCATTCTCTTCCCTGGGTGTCGTAAGCGCTCCAGGTCTGGTAGCCGTTTCTTCTTGCTGTGTATTCGTATCTTCCGGTTCCGAAGAAGTCGGCGGCGGCTTTTGCTGCGTTCTGTCTCGTGATGCTGTGCATCTCGATCTCAACTCCGATGGTCTGTGCTTTCATGGCCTCGATCTGTGCTCTGGTGGTTTCCTTCATGGTATGTGCTCCTTTCCTGGCTGGGTGTGTTTTCTTTTGGTAGTGTATTAATCACTCTTTTCCACACTTATATCCAGTTAATTCGGAGCATAACCTGCACAAAGATCGCTGCCGCTGGCTGTGTATTTTATACCTCTTCATGGCCCTTCTTGCCGTCCCTGAAAGCGGCGGATCCGGAAAGGTTCTGCAAGAGGATCTTGCGGTCCTTCTTGTACTCGGCGCCGATAAAACCAAGCCTAAGGAGGAAGCATCGGAAGGCGTATTTCTCGTTTTCCACTTCCTTCGCGGTTGCCGTCACACGCTTGACCTCCTTGCTCATCCGGCAAAGGGCTGCGATGAAGTTCGTGTAGGCCATTGCGCTTTCCGGTTCGACCTCGGTGAACCAGGGGAATGCCACCCTGTCCTCTTTCATCTCGATCCGGATGTCGCTTATGCCGAGCGCCTTCTTGATCAGATCTCCTTTGGCGTCCAGGAGCTTCATGAGGTTTCCGACGTTCACCTTGTCGAAGGGAATCTCTACCGTAAGGCCGATCGGCTCCGGCTCGCTCTCTGCGGTAAACTCCTCTGTCGGGGCCTCGAAGTTCTCGATGAAACCTTCGTCTGCCAGGATCCTGAGCGGCTGCAGGTCTGCGCCTTCTTTGATCGTTATGGTGCCGTCCTTCTCAAGTGTGTAAGCGCCAACTTCATAAGCGCATCTGGGTACTCTTGTGTAGCGGGCCTCTGCTCCGGTGAGCTCGGCGAGTCTTGCTGCTGCGACTTTTCTGTTTTCAGTTGCAAGTTTAATGTTCATCATGGTGTTTTCCTCCGTATTTGTGATCCGAGGGCCTATTCCCTCCGGGTAGTGTATTAATCACTCTACCCGGAAGAATTAGCAACACACACATCTGACAAATATGTGAATGGAAAATAGCAGTTATGCACAAGCCTCATCCTTCGCCTCTTTCTCCATAAAAAAAGAGCGGTATGTCTGTGTGTCCACATACCACCCATATTTTGAGATATAACGATTGGCTCTTTCGAATACCTGTCTTTGTTCAGACAGTGACAGTTCCTCGATACCCGGGTTTTCACATCGGTAGCGACCAAAAAAGATACGGGACGCAAAATTGTAAACTGCTGCTGCCTTCTCCTCGTCCTTATAGGTTCCCAGTTCAACATGCCTGTCGTTAAACTTAATACGAGCCGTCCAGCAATTCTTGTTTTTCCTTTGAAAAACACCTTTATAACGTGATGTACATTTCATAATCGGTTTGGATCTATTAAATGCATTCTTTTGTACACTCGCGTACCTTAGATTTTCCTTTCGATTATCAAGGCTGTTTCGATTCAGATGATCAATTATGGTGCCTTCTGCAGCATGGAGGATTTCTCGATGCATTTGAACTGTTCGTGGTTCTCCTCTCCGCTTGCTGCCTTTTCGGACTGCGTAACCCATCCCGCTTTTTGAATTGGTAGGAGGCATCCACGCCCAGCTGTGCTGCATCAATCGCTCATAATCCTCATCGTCAACGATCGTATACTTTCCACGAGTAAGAGGTATTACTTTCATTTCGCGCCTTTCTGGTTTACCTTATCATCCTTAAAGGCGAGATCCTCTTCTGTAGGAATATAGACCTCTTCGCATAAAAGCTCCTTCCCTCCGCGGATTACCTTGATATCATCTGTTCCCTGCTTAGCAGCTACATATCTTCGCACGATGGCAGAGGCGTACCTGGGATCCAGTTCCATCAGAAATGCTGTTCTATTTAACTGATCGGCCGCCATAAGCGTGGAACCTGAACCGCCAAACAAATCCAGTACTATACTGTTTTCCAGTGAAGACATGCGAATCGGATAAGCGACGAGCGGAATCGTTTTGCTGGTAGGATGGAGCTTCGACTTCGTCGGCCTGTCAAACTCCCAGACCGTTGTCTGCTTTCGGTCCCCATAGAATTTGTGCTTGGCAGTATCCTTGAATGCGTATATCACAGGTTCATGCCGCATCTGATAGTCCATGCGTCCCAGTACCAAAGAGTTCTTTACCCAGATGCAAGTCGTGGAATAGTGGAAGCCGGCATCTACCGTTGCATTGAAGAAATTGACCTTCTCAGCATCAGAGTGAAAGCAATAAAACGCACCACCGTCAGCCAGGTTGTCATATATATTCTTGAATGCATCCAGCAGAAAATGATAAAACTTCTGCGCATCAGTCCATTTGTCGTTCATGATCGTCATTCCCGTGCCGCCCTGGTAGGCGCAGTTATATGGCGGATCCGTCACACACATATTTGCCTTTTTGCCATCCATAAGACGAGCGACATCATCTGCCTTGGTGGAATCGCCGCACAATAGCCTGTGTCTTCCAATCAGCCACAGATCCCCCGGCTCTACAAAGGGCTCTTTTTCAAGAGCCTCATCCTCGTTAAAATCATCCTCTTTCACATCGGTGTCATCCGCGAAAAGATCCGCCAGCTCCTTCTCATCAAAGCCGGTCAGTCCTACGTCAAAAGCCTCGGCCTGCAGCGCTTCAATCTCAATGCGGAGAAGCTCTTCATCCCAGCCGGCATCCATCGCCATCCGGTTGTCAGCCAGGATATAGGCTTTCTTTTGTGCCTCGGTAAGATGATCGACCAGCACGCAGGGGACCTGGTCGAACCCTTCCGCCTTTGCTGCTTCGAGTCTGCCGTGACCCGCGATCACGCCATAATTCTTATCAATGATCACCGGATTGATAAAGCCAAATTCCCGTAAAGAAGCCCGGAGCTTTGTGATCTGCTCCGGGCTGTGTGTTCTTGCATTATTGATATATGGCACCAGCTTGTCGATAGGCACCATTTTCATTTGTGATGTCGTCTTCATAGCCATGCTCTCCTCCTTAGTAGAGTCCCCACTCAGCGAACTTTTCAAATCCGCCAAGGCCCTCAATATACTCCCTGGCTTCCTCCACGATATCCTCATAGGGAATGCCATCAACCGTCTCATCTCCAATCGCGCAGCAGAGCTCCACGGCCTTGCCGGTTCTCTGTGCCTTCAGGAAAGCATGGATATTTACAGAAACGTCCGCCTTGGACAAGTCCTTCCCATGAAGACCGCCGCCTGTCACAGAGTCTGCCATGTCACTTCCAAGCTTTCTGTTCGTGGCTCCAGTATCTACATCTGTGCCGCCAGTCCAATCGCCCAGCGGATTTACATCTGCCACCGGATACATTTTCTGTAGATCTACACTTTTCACATGGCTCTGGCAGATGATCATACGATGCGGAGCAAGAATGTACTTTCCGTCATAGGGATACTTCTCATAGATCCTTCTTGCGATCCGTGAGAGAAGTGACTGCTCCTGGGTAAGCGGTACACCTTTAAAGATGCCGTTGTCACCGCAGCGGATCTTTCCCTCCTGGTTCCTTGCAAGATGATCGTCCTGCTTCACCTCGTGGTAATCCAGCGTGATTCCTTCCCCCGCGATCCGGTGCACCACCTTCTCGATATCCTCTGCGGCGATATTCACCGATGTCTCTGTAATCACATGGCAAGTCCCGTGACCGATCAGTATCTCTACTGCGATCCGCGGATTCCTCTCTTTCTTATATGCCAAGTCCACAATCGCTCCTGCAATCCGATCTGCAATCTTATCAGGATGCGACGGGTTTACTTTTTCTATCATGCCATCCCCTTTCTGCTCCGTAGGAGCCTCTCCATCACATCATCCTGCGGCGTATTGCCGGAGAATTCTGACGAGCAGTTTTCCTTCACGATCTGGAAGATCTGATACCAGATCTGATTGACCTGCTTCATGAACTGCTGGCTCATCGCCACATAGGGTGATGCGCACGCAGCGCCGGTTGTCGGGTGCTTACTGAGGAACCCGTACTCGGAGATTGCCTCCTCACACTGGATCCAGCGCGATACGCTCATGGCATACTGCTCGAGCAGCTGCTTACTCACCAGTCTCTCACAGCCACGCTCCTTGAGCCAAAGCCATGTCTCTCTATATATTTTCTCTGCCTCAAGCGCTCCACCGTTCCTCTGTCGTGCCTTCAAATATTCACCCGGCTCCGGCATCTCTTCGCCGTCCAGCTGCGTTCCTTCCGGAAGATCCATTACTAGCATCGGTCTGTGGCCCGGATTTCCTGCAGCCAGTTTTTCTGCGAGCGCTTTCGGTTTTCTTCCCTGGCCCACTCGCGGGCCTCCTCTGGCTGTTCCATCCTTCGCCATTTGTCACCTCTTCATTACTCTGGGGCTATACCCCGTTTGTTTTCGCGATTTTTGCGCGTTTGACCCCGGCGCCGTTCCCCGGAGACTTTAGCGTAGAGAAGTGACCCGCCCCTGGAGTCACTTCCGATCTCTGTTTCCATAGCCATATTCTTTTCCGTCATGCCACCGGTCACCTCTCTTTGCATGAATTCTGCTGTGACAGCTCTTGCAAAGGGAGATCAGGTTGTCCTTGTCATTGGTTCCGCCTTCAGCGAGCGGAAGTATGTGATGGACTTCCTCCACCGGTACCAGGATCCCTTTTTGAAAGCAGAGCTCGCAGAAGGGGTGCTTCTTCACATAGGTATCCCGGATAATCTTCCAGTTCTTTCCGTACCGGCGTTTTGTTGTCACACGATCACGACCGTACTTCTCGTACTGTGCGTTCCTTTCCTTCTGGTGCTTCTCACAGTACCGGCCGTAAGTCAGCCGCGGACACCCGGGATACGCACAGGGTTTCTTCGGTTTGTGTGGCATGGTTGCCTCCTTTCAGGCATAATAAAAGCCCCGGAAGGTAAACTCCTTCCGAGGCTCATTAAGCTTTTTGTCTTTTTATTTATTAACTATATGCAGTGTTCCCTCTGCTCTGGTGATCTGAATATCAACAGGTACGAAAACATAACCTTCATAATCATCCGGCGTAATCTCATAATACTGTCTCCATCTGTCTTCGTCTTTTTTCCAGCGCGCACCACTAACCTTTGGCGTATTATTAAATGATAATTCCATTGACCCTTCGCAAGATACGGATAAAGTCGTTGAGTCTTCGTCCGTCCATCCTTTGGCAGATTCAATGATCTCATCTTTGTATTCATCAAAGGCGTCCTCTCCAAGCGTAATTTCTCCTGTTTGAAAATCAACTTCTTCGATCTTCTTTAAGTCATAATCACCTGTCACACCAATAACTATCTTATTGTCTTTATCGGGATCAAGCGAGTATTTATCTTTTAGTATAAATCTAAAATTATTATCCCATTTTTTGATCTCGGTGATTTTTCCATCTGAATCGCGTTCGATATTGTTCTCATCGTAAACAATATCATAATAATCAAAGAAATTATCTGCCGTGATTTCCACTTCTTGAACAGTTGGAGCAGGTTTCATGGCTTGTATCTCTTCGATCGCGCCATCATAGTTTTCTCCTTCCAACTTGTCTATGATCGACTTGTACTTCTCATACATTTGATCGCCGACGGACGGCTCCGGTTCTTTATTGTTACTGCCACCACAGCTGATAACTGATACAGCCATAATGATCGTGATCAAGAATGCTATGTACTTTTTCATTTTTCTATCCTTTCTATGTTCAAAGCAACACGATCAGTGAGCTTTAGCCAGTGAAACCGCATTGATCAACATACATAATTATAGCCTGTTCCTCTGCAGAATCGGTGGGCTCTCAGCTCACTGTATCAAGTTATAAAGATAGAAAAATTATATCACATAAATGTAGCAACACGCTTTTACCGTATAGCAAAAGCCCCGGAAGGATTGCTCCTCCGAGGCGGATTTTCATGCTCTTACTATATCACATTTCACAAGGGAGATTTTATCAACATTTTATCACCCTGCTGCTCTATGCCTACACAAACGCCCCGGAATAATCACTCCTTTCGAGGCAGCTTTTCATGTTCTTACTATAACACTTTTCGCAAGAGAGATTTTATCAACATTTTATCACTTCACGACTCCGGCCTTCATCATCATATCTTCCCAAACAGAAGTACCGTCAATCGATCCAGTGCCCGATTCCTTCGTCTGTAGGCAGTAGCCTGCTCAACACCAAGGTATTCTGCTATGTAATCCGCAGTATTACTTCCATAGCGTCCTTCGTCACCATAAAAGGACTGCAGGACATATCGGTCCTCCTCTGTGAGCTGCTCCCAGGCAGGCTTGAACCAGCTCATATACTCGACAGCCTGGCGGTATCGTTCCTTCAGGATGTCGATCTCGTCGATGCCGTTCACGATCCGATCCTCTGCCGCCACAGGATTATGCGCGTGGGGCATGCCGTCCATGTTGGGGCTTCCTGCTCCCACCATCTTATCTCGCTCTGATACGATCTCACTGTCTGTATTGCGGATGATGAACTGCATATTATCGTAGTCCTTGATGGCGGCAATCGCTGCAGCTCTCTTATCCAAATAGTTATACATGATGCTCATAATTACCTCCCTACTGCCGCTTTGACTGCGGCGATCAGTTTCTGTTGTGTAGTATCCTTTTCTTCCAGCGCTTTTAGGACATCCTCGTCCACGGTGTCTTTGCAAACAATATGGTGCGCTGTGACCACGTGGCTTTGTCCCTGCCGCCAGAGGCGTGCATTTGTCTGCTGATACATTTCCAGCGACCAGACAAGTGAAAACCAGATCAAGATGTGACCGCCCTTCTGGATGTTAAGCCCATGTCCTGCGCTGGCCGGTGAGATCAGCCCGATCTGGATTTTTCCTTCGTTCCAGTCCGTGATATCTGTATCCGTCTTGATGTCTCGCGGTACATACCCTTTTCCGGTCAAGTACTTCATGATCCGCTCGTGATCATGCTTAAACCAATAGGCCACCAGAACGCTATGCCCATTTGCCTGCTCGATCAGATCTTCCAAGACCAGCAGCTTCTGGTCATGGATTTCTAAGGCCCTTTCGTCTTCCCCGTAAACGGCTCCGTTTGCCATCTGCAGGAGCTTTCCGGAAAGTGCTGCCGCATTCGCGGCATCGATCTCTTCTCCTTCGACAGTAACAAGAAGCTCTTTTCTCATCTCGTCATATATTTTTCTCTCGCGCCTGTTCATTTCGACAGTGTGCGTTACCGGAATGAAGTCTGGCATATTCAGATAATCCAATGCCTTCATGGAGACCGCGATGTCGGAGATCCGTCCGTAGATCTTCTCCTCAGCTCCAGGAAGCGGATCATAGCCAAACACAACTCCTGTGTAAGGGTTCATTCCTGACGGCTTGAAAAATGCTTCTCTGTATCTTCCAATGAATCTTCCCAGGCGCTTCCCACCATCAATCAGATAGACCTCCGCCCACAGATCCATAAGACCATTGCTGGCCGGTGTACCTGTAAGACCCACCATGCGCTTGATCTTCGGTCTGACCTTCCGCAGTGCCTTCCATCGCTGGGACTGATGGTTCTTGAAGCTCGACAGCTCATCGATTACTACCATGTCATAGGGCCATGGGATCTTCCGCTTCTCCAGATAGTCAACAAGCCATTTCACGTTCTCACGGTTTATGACATAGACATCGGCGGAGTCGTAAAGTGCCATCTCCCGCTGCTTACTACTGCCAACCATCACGCTCATCTGCAGGAAATCCAGACCGTCCCACTTGAGTCGTTCCTGCGGCCAGACGGAGGAACAAACTCTCAGCGGTCCGATGACCAGAACCTTACTCACTTCAAACTGGTCAAACATCAGATCCATAATCGCTGATAAGGATATTATGGTCTTGCTGGGCCGAGGCCCATATCAAGCAGCATCATAGATTCTTCATGCTCCTCAATAAACTGAATCGCGAATTTCTGATAGCTGTGCGGTATGAACTTCATGTGGCGTCACCCCCTTCCATTTTCTCTATGATCTTCTTTAATAGCCTCGGCCCATCCAGATCTGACAGTATCTGAAAGTACTGCGAACAAAAGAACCTCGTGATCTCCCGAATGTCCTTGTTGGCCTTATTGTCTTCCGGAAACCTCAGCTTCCGCTTATAGGCTGCTCTGAAATCCTTCACTGCCTGCATGATGATGGCGTTTGCAAGGGCCTTATAGTTTTCTTCCATCAAAGTGCCCTCCAGGTAATTGTTCCGATCCTGCCGGCACAGCGAGAAATGGCACTGCGATCTAGTCGCTGCGCCCGGATCAGGTCCGAGAGCTGTTTTGACTCTTCATGGATTTCTGAGATCACCTTGTGGTAATGCTCGCGGATCCCATCCAGTTCCTTCCTGTGCTCCTCTTCGATCACTGCCCACTCAGACTCTTTTGCGTAAGTCTCAGAAAGCATCTCCTGAAGCGCCGTCCGGAACTCCATGCTCATATGATCCTCGATCAGTTCCATCATGTCTCGAAGGCAAAAGACTGTTTTTACCTCTCCGTTTATTTCTATCGTGTAGGCCACTTTTCTACCTCCTCTATAATCCCAGGGATCTGCTTCGGATCGTCCAGAATAAAAACCGGAAAGCCAAGCCGCCTTATCTGCGCGTGTCGCTTTACCTGCAGCGGTCTGGGCTTCTTCCCTGGCGCCTTCACCTCCACAAAGCCGAGCCGGTAGCCTGGCATCAGAATCATCCGATCCGGCATTCCATCGGTCCCAGGCGACACGAGCTTTGGACAGATCCCGCCAACACTTTTCACTGCTCTCATGAGTTGTTGCTCAATGTACTTCTCCCTCATAAGATGTCCTCCTTGGGATCAGCGAGATCGAAGGCTGCATAAATGGCAGAATAAAAGTCCCGGATAGGTTTTCCCTTATAGGATCGCTTTGTCTTGCTTGGGGTGAACACAGTGTACACATTTCCCGTTTTCATGATATGCAGTTCAATGCCTCGATAAGAACGCTCCCACAGGTTAGGCCTTGTCTGTTTCCATTCACGCTTTATAAAGTTCTTCCTGCGTCTTGCCCGATTCCGCATCAGCCTCTCGCGCTCCTGGGCTTTCAGAATGTCACCTTCCATGACTCCCGCGCAGATGCAGCCTACTCTGACCTCCTCGAAGTAGAGATCGTGATCCATGACATGTACGAAGCGAACATTGCTGCAACCGCAGAGCTCACACTCAAACAGATCTGCTTCTGGATCATCCTCCCGGACATCCTCCACACCAATGCAGCGCCAGCCGTCTAATGGCGCACCCCATTTTTTCAATTCGTTGATACAGCGGGCATAATATGCTTTGTCACGCCTGTCCACATCAGTTTTAACCATTCTGTCCATCTGAAACCTCCCTGTTTATGGGCCTTTTTGACATTTGTCACGTTGTCCGGCCCCCTATAGATATATAAATGGCTAGACATATTTTTCTATAAAGAAAGAAATAATCTATTTTGCCTATATATAAGGGGCATGTGACAACGTGACAAATGTCTGGAGCCCCGTGTTTATGCTGCGTTTTTTGTTGCCGCATCATGAAATGTTACCGGGACAGTTAGGACAAAACCGATGGATTGACCACATACTTTGGAAGTGGTGGTCTTCCCGTAGAATAGGTCTTTTCCTGACGCCTCGTTATATAGTCGTAATCTTCCAGAAAATCCAGAACAGGCTGTATCTCCGCTACTGTTTTAAAGGTCCTGCAGCAACGCATAGCCTCTCTGCGGTCAAATTCTGTCATCCCTTTTTCTTTTATCATCTTCAGGATCCTACTTGCCTGCTTGTACATAGCGTCCTCCGGGATCACGTCATATACCGTCAGTGCATGGCTGAGATAATATCGGCCAAGCCGTATGGCGTTTGTCATTGTCGCTCCGTCGACTACCAGCGGTTCTCTGACCGTCAGAAAATCCGGGGCACGATACAAGCCACCTCGGCAAAGAAGGCCCGAGATCCGCAGTGTGTTGCCTATAAGTTTTCCCACCCAATCGGCAATTTCTGCATACTCCGTCTTCATCTTTGATTCCGTTTCCTCTGCAAAAGCAGTCAGAAGCTCCGCCGCTTCTTCCGAAAGAGTAATGATCTCAGGCCTTGGTGGATATTCATCATCCAGGAGGTTGGTTATCTTCTGCTCATATCTTCTATGGACTTCTTCCGGTATTGGTTCACTCTGAAATTTGCGACTCCCCACCGTAGACTTTGGAAAGCAGTAAAGGAAACGAGCTGTGAGTCCTCTTCCACGGAAAGTTGCATTTCCCAGGACATCAGAGATCACCTTCGGCTGTGTCATCAGAAGGACCGTGAGCTGCGGATTCATAATGCTCTCGCTTTCTCTCCCGATTCGATCGACACGAATGGTGTCGCCTGAGTATCCTTTCAGAAAGACATCGATGTTCACTGTTTTGGTGTAGATCCCGGCGAGGGTATCAAAGATTCCGCCCTCACTGGAGACCAGGGCTGCGCGACCTTTGTTCGCAGACATGACCGATGCCAGCTTCTCTGTAGTGATGTCATCGACATACAGATGTAGAGGCTTTTCTTCCTGGTACTCGGCGATCTCCTGTGCGATCTTCTCCATGTCTCCTGGCTCTGCTGTCCCCTTTGCCACCTTGTCCTCAATGGCTTTCTGCCGACGTTCCAGTATTCGTTTCTGCATCTTGCTGCTCTCCACACGCGCTGCATTTCTCTGGTTATACTGAAGCTCATAGTTATCTAAGGGGCCTGCCATCGCACGAAGAACAGCTGACTTTCTCTCAGATGGACTTGCAATGATATTGGAGAAGGTATTGAGCGGTTCGGTCCAATCATCCTTTCCCTGTATGTCATACTTTCCCTGGAGGCAAACAGACAAAAGAGCGAGTGCTACTGTTCCCGCCATATCGACAGGCGTCTGTGTGCTTTCCGCCACAGCCTCAGCATAAGCGCCAATATCAGGCGGAAGCGCATCCACCGGGAAATCTTCCGTCTCGTATCTTCCAAACGGAATAGGCTCATTCCACGAAGATTGGATTTCTTCAAATTCCTGCTTTGCTTCTTCCAGCTTCATCTTTTCCAGCTCTTCCTTCACTAATGGATCTTCCTGCGCGAATTCCGCCATCTTAAGGAACGATGCCTTTTCATCATCGTCACCGAAGCGGTGCACCCTTACCAAATCGAATGCGTTCAAGGTCCTTTCTCCAGCAGGATCTGTCGCATGGTGACTGTAGGAAAAAACTCCGTTATATGTCACAACACCGCAGGATCCCTCACCAGGAATGTAGTCGTACCGACCTTCTGTAGCACTGGGTGCATATACATCGGAGAGGAACTTGCTGATCGCATCCTCAATGCTGTATACCCTGCAGAATGCTCCGACAATTCCATTCTTTTTGAGGGGGTCTTCCTGCATCTTTCCATCATGTTTTCTTTGCTTTTTCTCTCGGCTGGACACAGGCAGCTTGGAGTAGTCTTCCCACCCTGGATGCTCGTCCAGATATGCGTTGGCATCGAAAAATGGCCCCTCTATGACCGTGCAGAGATACTCACCATCTTTGGGAGTTGAAGGCCAGTGCATCAGCTGGTTGGCCACAAACGATACAGGATCAAACTGTTCGATTCCAAGCTCTGCTGCCAGATATCTGGAGACAGCCTCATATCGATCAGGAGGAATATCTTCCAAAAGAGCGATTACAACGCGGTACCGCGGCCTCCCCGGACTGTGGCTATGAGTCGTATAGATAACAGCGGCGTAGCCAAGCTTATTCACAAGCCTCTTATAAAAATCAAAATCCGGTGTATCCACGTCGAAGGTAATGAAAGATCTGAACTTAACGTTTACTATCTTCCGTCTACCACCGATCAGGTATCCTCCTACAAACCCGCCTCTGTCCTTGGCATCGCTCTGGTCGTCCTTGCACATAGCCTGGTACTCTTCTTCGGTCTCGGACGTATAGATCGTTTTTCTCAACTTTTCACAGAGGGCTTCCCATGTAACCTTCTTGTTCTTCCAATAGGCAGCCTTTCGGCTGCCTGCGACTGCTATAGTGAATTCACGCATAGTATCCTCCCCTTGTACTTTCCTCCTTACCTGTCAAGCTCGAACCGCTCTTCATCGATAACCTGCTTGGCAAATCCGAGTGCCTTCGCGATCGCTTCCAGCGAATCGTCTCCGCAAGAGGCGATCTCGATACCAATAACTCTCCCGTCGTCGTCCCTGATGGGATTGAAATACATATCTCCGCAGAAGCATTCGATCTTCAAATAAGTTCTGCCTCCTGCTTCTCTTCTGTTGCTTCCTCTGTAGCCGCTTGTCCCTGCAACTACATGGAGGGCTGTATCCTTCTCCAACACCGCTCTTTCGTATGTTTCGATTATGTGATCATTGATTTTGATTCTTCCTTCACTCACTGCGTACATGCCATTTTCTCCTCGCTGATAAATCTGATGTACTTCTCTTTCTGAGCTGCATAAGCAATCTCCGCGTTCATGCCCTCGCTCCTTTCATTTCCAAACACCCACACCTCTGCGCACTTGGTCATGAGTACCTTTCCCATAAAAATCGCCAGGTCTCTCTCTGTCTCCTCGTCCACAAACTGCGGCAGGAGAAGATGCGGCGCTATGGGAATGTATCCTTGCTCCACTGCATACCGGCTATAGAGCTGAGCATTTCTGGTATTGATCTCCACATCGCCTTTGTACTTCGAGCAGATGTAGACGAGCGGTCTATATCCAAAGCTCAGTGCTGCGCCTGCAGTGGGATCCGGATAGCCTTCACTGTTTTTGTAATCCTGATCCATCTCGGACCTCCTTTCTCTTAAGTAGGACTCTCGTCCTCTACATGTCCTCCGACAAAAAAGAGCCCGGATTCCAAACGGTCTGAGGATTTTTTTAATCGATGTGTTTCTTCCGAATAATAGCGACCGCAAGAAAAATCTTTTGAGATTTTTTATCCCGCTTTTGGAATCTGACCACGTTTTTGTCGGAGTAAGGGCAGAAGGGAGATAGAGACAATGCATGACAAGTATTACCGGGCCCGCGACGCCCCCAGTGAAGAAGACCGCCAATCAGATAACAAACGTCCACATATGGAGGAGACCTATATGAAGAAAAATGAGATGGCGATCCTGATTGAAGGATTGCGCAAGTTAAGCGCTGATGTGCTGCAGATCGCTGACGCGCTGGAAGAGAAACCGGAAGAAGCACCGGTTGCGGCGAAAGAAGCTGCGCCTACAGAAGACACTGCTAAAGAAGAAACTAAGACCTACTCATTAGAGGAGGTAAGAAGGATCCTGGCCGACAAGGCACGATCCGGATACCGGGCAGAGGTAAAGGCACTGCTCACAGCACATGGCGCCTCTCGACTGTCTGACATCACTGATCCGGCTGCTCTCTCAGCTCTTGCGTTAGAGGCGGAGGTGATCGGCAATGGCTAAGCATGCCTACCTCTCCGCATCGGCCAGCCACCGCTGGCTTGCCTGCCCGCCGAGCGCGAAACTCTGTGCTCAGGTGGAGGATCAGGGAAGTCCCTTTGCACAGCAGGGAACCGATGCCCACGAGCTGTGTCAGTATCTTGTGGAGAAGGCTCTCGGATATAAGGTGCGGGATCCCACTGAAGATCTCACCTGGTATGACGCCGAGATGCAGGAGGCTGCGGAGGGCTACTGTGCCTTCGTCATGGAGCAGATAGCAGAAGCCAAAAAGCTCTGTGCTGACCCGCTGGTCTGCATCGAGCAGACACTGGATTTTTCCAAATGGGTCGAGCACGGATTTGGCACCGGCGACTGCGTGATCGTGGCAGACGACCTGCTGCATGTCATTGATTTCAAGTATGGCGTCGGAGTCCTGGTCGAAGCCACTGACAATAGTCAGCTCAAATGCTACGCCCTGGGCGCGCTCGATACCTTTGGTGATCTCTACAACATAAATCGCATTCGTATCACGATCTTTCAGCCAAGGCGCGACAACGTGGACTCCTTCGACCTCACCAAGGACGATCTTCTGCGATGGGCAGATGATATTTTGGCACCGACCGCCAAGTTGGCCTATGAGGGCATGGGAGAATTCCACGCTGGCGCCCACTGCCAGTTTTGCAAGATCAAGGCCACCTGCAGGGAGCGCGCCTCCTACAGTATGGAGCTTGCAAAGTATGACTTTGCCGCAGCACCAACACTTGATACGCAGGAAATTGCAAAGATTCTGCCACAGGTCGATGCCCTAGTATCGTGGGCGGATGACATTAAGACCTTCGCTCTCTCCCAGGCTCTTTCCGGAGAACACTACCCTGGCTACAAGCTAGTTGAGGGAAGAAGCAACAGAAAATACAGCGATGAGTCCGCTGTAGCAAGGATTGTAGAGGATGCTGGATATGATCCATTTGAAAAGAAGCTCCTTGGCATCACAGCAATGCAGAGGCAGCTCGGCAAGAAACGTTTTAATGAACTGTTATCGGGGCTCATTATAAAGCCCCAGGGAAAGCCCGTACTGGTTCCCAATAGCGACAAACGCCCGGAACTGAACACGGCAGCAAATGATTTTATGGAGGAAAATGAAAATGAGTAAAACTGTTATGAATCCCACAAAAGTTGTAACCGGAAAGCACACTGTGTTTTCTTATCTGAACGTCAACGAGCCGAAGACACCCATTGGCGGAGGCACTCCCAAGTACAGCGTCTCGCTGATCATCCCCAAGAGCGACACTGCAACAATCGCCAAGATCAAAGCGGCCATCAAGGCTGCCTATGACGAGGGCCAGTCCAAGCTCAAGGGAAACAGCAAGTTTGTACCGGCGCTCGAGGACATCAAGACTCCTCTGCGTGACGGTGACAGGGAGCGCAAGGGCGACGATGCCTACAAGGATTCCTACTTTGTAAATGCCAACTCTACCACCAAACCCGGCGTGGTTGACGCAGACCGCCAGCCGATCCTGGAGACATCGGAGCTCTATTCCGGCATCATCGGCAGAGCAAGCATCAACTTTTACGCTTACAACACCAACGGCAATCGCGGTATCGCCTGCGGACTGAACAACCTGCAGAAGCTCTCTGACGGTACTCCGCTTGGCGGCCACTCCAGAGCAGAGGATGACTTCGCGGATCTGGATGACGAGGACGACGAGGATTTCCTGGCTTGATGCCAGACATGAGGGGGTGGGCTCTTTGCCCACTTCCTTTTTGGAGGGATGCTATAATGGAAAACACAGAATACTACTGTGACACATGTGAGGAAGGAAAGAAAAACAGCTGTCCACATGCGCAGGGCAGGCACTATGACGTCTGCGGAGAAGAGATCAGCCCTCCCGACTACTGCCCCAACCAGCCGGCAGATGACCTTCCGTTTTAGAGAGATATAAACGATATGAATGAAATAAAAACACTATCTATTGATCTGGAAACCAAGAGCAGCGTCGATATCTCAAAGGCTGGTGTGTACAAATATGCCCAGTCTCCGGATTTCGATATACTGCTCTTTGGTGTGTCCGTTAACAGCGGACCGGTAACCGTTTATGATCTGGCCTGTGGTGATGCTCTTCCTGATGAGATCCTTGCCGCTTTGACCGATCTCGATGTCACCAAGTGGAGCTACAATGCGACGTTCGAGAGAATCTGTATCTCCGAATGGCTCCGAAGAAACTATCCGCAGTACTGCGATAGGAAATATCTCCCTCCGTCCTCATGGAAATGCTCTATGGTATTGGCTGCTTATAACGGACTTCCGCTCGGGCTTGAGAAGGTAGGCACCGCCCTGGGCCTCGAGCAGCAGAAGCTCAAAGAAGGCAAGGATCTGATCCGATACTTCTGTAATCCCTGTAAACCGACTAAGACGAATGGCGGAAGGACCTGGAATCTTCCCGAGCATGCGCCGGACAAGTGGGACCTGTTCAAGAAATATAATCGGCGCGATGTGGAAGTAGAGATGCAGATACATGAGCGGCTGCAGAACTATTCGGTTCCCGACTTTGTTTGGGATGAATACCATCTCGACCAGGAGATCAATGATCGCGGCATCATGGTTGATCGTGAGCTTGTAGAGCATGCGATTCGGATTGATGAGATTTCTTATACAGACCTGACCGCACAGATGCAAGAGCTGACGGACCTGGAGAATCCAAACTCCGTGGCTCAGTTGAAAAGATTCCTTGTTGAAAAGGGTATCGAAGCCGAGTCTCTCGGAAAGAAAGACATAGCAGAAATGATAAAGACAGCTCCGCCGGAACTAGCCCAGGTACTGGAGCTCCGGCTGCAGCTTGCAAAGAGCAGTGTGAAGAAATATCAAGCCATGCAGAATGCTGCCTGCAGTGATGACCGCTGCCGAGGAATGTTTCAATTTTACGGAGCCAGCCGCAGCGGACGCTGGGCCGGCAGGCTGATTCAGTTGCAGAATCTCCCGCAAAACCATCTACCCGATCTCGAGCAGGCGAGGGCTCTCGTAAAGTCTGGTGACTATGAGATGGTGAAAATGCTGTACGGAAACGTACCGCAAATCCTCTCCGAGCTGATCCGCACTGCTTTCATTCCAGCTCCCGGACATAAATTTATTGTTAGCGACTTTTCCGCTATCGAGGCTAGGGTCCTCTCCCACCTCGCTGGTGAGACCTGGCGATCTGATGTCTTTAAAAACAACGGTGACATTTATTGCGCATCGGCGTCACAGATGTTCGGCGTCCCTGTTGAGAAGCACGGCGTAAACGGGCACCTGCGGCAGAAAGGTAAAATTGCAGAATTGGCTCTCGGTTATGGCGGCAGCGTCGGCGCTCTGAAGGCAATGGGCGCCTTGGACATGGGCCTTTCCGAAGAAGAGCTTCAGCCCCTGGTCTCAATGTGGCGAGAGTCCAACCCTCGCATCGTGCAATACTGGTGGAAGGTCGATAACGCTGTCAAGAAGGCAATCAAGGAGCACGTAACCACTGAGGTTGGCGATGTCAAGTTCTTCTGGAAATCCGGCATGTTGTTTATTGAGCTTCCGTCCGGAAGGCGCCTGGCGTATGTGAAACCTAAGATCGGCGTAAATCAGTTCGGTGGCGAATCCGTCACCTATATGGGAACCGACGCTCAGAAGAAATGGAGCCGGATCGAGAGTTACGGCCCCAAGTTCACCGAGAACATTGTGCAGGCCATCAGCCGTGACATCCTGGCCTATGCCATGAACACGCTTCGGAACTATCGGATCGTCGGACACGTACACGACGAGGTTATTATCGAGGTACCTCCGAAAGTATCTTTAAATATTATCTGCGAGCTGATGGGGCAAACACCTCCGTGGATCCCTGGGCTCCTCTTGCGAGCTGATGGTTATGAATGTGAGTTTTACAGAAAGGACTGATATCTATAATAAAACAAATTATCATCATATTATTTGTATACTATCACTATATATGAGACAATAGTTATGCAATAGCGGATCCGATTCATTAAGGAGGTACTATCATGGCAAGATGTGAGTGGTGCGGAAAAGAATTTGACATTGATGAGGCACGTGATATCTTTGACGATGAATGTGGAAGAATTTGGTCCTACGACAATTTCAGCAAGTGTCTATGTGGCGAATGCGCAGTCGAGGCTATTCAGGATGAAGCAGACGGCGTCTACTTTGAAACCTGCGAATGCTGTGGCAAGCATTTTGATTATGGTGAAGAATGCAGAATCTTTTATGATAATGCAAATGCTTCCTTCGGCCTTGCTGACTGCTGGAGCAATAGAATTCTCTGTGCCTCATGCGCAATAGATGAAATTGATGAAGAAAACGCTATGTATGGTGACAATAGCAATAGTGACGATGATGGCGACGAAGGAATCGACGTTTATACAGCTGCTGATATTTGGCTGTCCCACGGAAAAGATGAAGACTACATGTTCGGTTATTCTGAGGATGAGCTTGAAGATGCTCTAAATGAATAATTCCACTCTAAGTGGCGGATAGGCGGCACCCGATATTATAACGGATGCCGCCTTTATAATCAGCCTCTATAATATTTCTCCCAGCGGTCACGAATACGCTTCCACTGATAATAATACCAACTCTTTTCTGACTTCTTCCTGTTGAGTTTAGCCAGGATTTCATCGCAGCTAAGCCCATACTCGTCCCCCTCGATGATGTCTGCGAGAAGAGGATCCTCCTCACGGAGGACTTTTTTGAAACGGCTCCATACAACGTTGCTAATTGCTTCATCTGCGGTAGGGTCTAAAGCGCAGACACTGGACTTTACCGTTTCCGCCATATCCTCCAGGGAAGCGTCTCTGTCTGTCTTTACTTCCAGTCCCATTTTCATAGGGCACTCATCGCTGTAACAACTGATACTCTCAGGGCAGCGAATCTCCCTTCCTGTTCTAGGACTGCGAATCGTGCACCGGTTCTTTCTTTCGTACTCCTTGTACTCCGTATTCTTCGCAGTAAGATAAGCTTTTGTTCCTGCATTCTCTTCGTCGTCAATAAGCTCCATCACGACCAGCACTGGAGTGGCACTGAATCTGTGCATTGTCACAAATCTTCTGTCGATTCCCCTGAGCTTGATATCCTCTTCATCTGTTGGAATCGGCACGAACTTCTTTCCCTTCGGGGGATTCGTAAAATCAACCTTGCCATTGTCTTTAATCGTGAAGCCTAAGTTTTCCAGTTCTTTGCGTGCCATGATAAAGGCCCTCCTTTTCGCGTTTTGTCTTGTTGCGAAACGGAGAGCCGTCATGGCCGTCAGTAGAAAAAGGGTGCACGAATTAATCCGAACCCGAGAGAGCCATTTCTGGTCTCTCCGTTTCAGTTTCGTGCCTCCCCTGCTCACTGGTTTGGCATTCGTATTCAGTTGTGTACCTCACTGCAGTGGTGAGCAGTAGTCGACTTTTTCACTGCGGCTCTGGCATATAATTTGAGCGTCTTGAGCGCTCAGCTGGATCTGCACTATGTGCCGGCCCAGCTCAGGGCTCTAAGCATTCACAATAGATATATAAGAATTCCTCCGGAAAGGTGCTCAAAAGAGTCCCCTCCCCATCCATTGGAGATAAGAACAGTCCTTTGACGAATCCCTTCAACTTTCCATGCCTGCATAGCGGCAGATTTTATAATCGAATTCCCAAGAAACAGGATTGCCTAGCCCATCACCTCTTAATTGGCAGCCGTGGCAGCTTCCTTAATCTGACGCTTCTGTCCTCTGGTCCCTCCCCTACTCCTTAGCCCAAAGATCAACCCTCTGAGAAAACAAAAAGCCGGAGTCATCACCACACCGTTTTCAGGTGTGATAACAACTCCGGCAATTTGGTATCTCGGTAGCTCGTTTTCGGATCCGTGGCTCGGTAATTGGCTAATGTTTCGTTTCAATCTCTTTAATCTGGAAGAGGATGTCGTCCCAGGGAATGGTCCTTGTTCCGTCTTTTCCCTTAAGCTCCACCTCCATCTTTCCATCATCACGAAGGATGAGATCAAATAATCTCGGCTTGATTTTATTCCTGCTCCTAATATCTCTGATCGGAATTCTTCTCAAAAGTCTCACCTCCTGGCTTGCTGTCCGTTTTTTTGTACAGGTCAACTGCTATGCTTATGTTACAATACCAAATACGCTAAACCTGTTATTAATTTGCGCAATTTGCGCACTTTTTCAAATCACAAGGTTGACATCTTTCATATTTAGATGTACTATCTTTCTATAAGTTGCATGTTTTACGAACTTAGTATACGAATGTTACAGACTAATGTCAATACGAAAGTTGCGTGAAATATGCAAGGTCCCGAGAGGGAATACGAGATACATCCGGAAGGTCCCACTTACCTACCGGAGAAACCGCTTCCATTAGAAAGGACAGTACCATGAACCTTAGTGAGAAACTCAGAAACGCAAGAGCTGCCAAGCACATGTCTCAGACAGAACTTGCAAACAAGACAGGGATGTCCCTGCGGACCATCCAGAACTACGAGATGGGCACCAGGCTTCCTAAAAGCAGGAGCACCTATGACAAGCTTGCCGAAGCGCTGGAAATGGACGTCGACATCCTTCTGGATGAAAACGCAGAATTTGTGCTGCGCGCTAGCGAAAGCTATGGCGGCCGTGGCGCAAAGCAGGCCATGGATATGGTTGCTGACATCAAGGCGCTCTGGGCCGGCGGCGAGATGGAAGAAGAAGACATGGATGAGATCATGCAGGCGTTGCAGGAGGCGTATTGGGAGGCAAAAAAGAACAACCGTAAGTACGTGAACAAGCGCTACAGGAAGGAGGACTCTCCTTCCGAATAATGCACGGGGGTACCACGAATGGATGACAGAATCCTGAAAAAGTCTCAATACCTGATCGAGAAATTCGGAACCAGGGATCCCTTTGAGATTGCAGAAAGATTGGGATACTATGTCAAACTGATCAACACCAAAAAGCAGAAAGGCTTTTGCAAGATCCTGCTTAACAACTATTTCATCTTCATCAACGCGAACTTGAGCCCGCAGATGCAGCGAATGACCTGTGCCCATGAGCTCGGCCATCTCCTGCTGCACCGGGATGCGCTAAGGAGCCAGATTTTCCTCGCTGAGATGGAGCTTTTCAACATCACTGATCGTCGGGAACTGGAAGCAAATCAGTTTGCTGCATCTCTTCTTATCGACGACGGGGAACTTCTGCAGATACTGCAGGAAGGGAATGACGTCGTGACCGCTGCCAGCATGATGGACGTAAACGTCAATATGCTGATGGTCAAACTCCTTACTATGAACCAGAACGGTCACAAATTTGATCTGCCTTATTACCCCAAGGCAGAGTTTATGGGGACAATTGGCGACAGCGCAGATTCGATCTGAGAAGGGAGGCCTT